GCCAATCCTCTATCGCCAGCTGGACCTAATGTATATGATCCTCCAGCAGATGAAGAAGCAATACCCAATGCAATAATCGGATCCTTGACAATCATGTTGGACGAAGAAACCGTGGTTGTGTTCCCCTTGACAATCAGATCACCAGCAATGGTAACTGTGTCGGAAACTGCATTGCCCAGATCAACGTTTCCAGTTGCTGAGAAGGCATCCACCGCGAAAGTTCCACCAGCAACTGTGAGAGTGTCAGCAGAGTGAGTCATCGTGACGTCACCACCATCGAAGTTGACAACACCGCCTGATCCCAGGTGAAGGTCGTTCCAACCTACTGTAGATGTTCCTAGATCCTTACTAGCGTCAGCGCTGGGGACCAATGAACCAGTGACACCAATGTGATCAGTAGCTGAATCTAACTGAACGCTAGCATCAGTGTTCAGAACGATAGATCCGGCTGCGATTGCTTCAAGATTTCCTGCAGAATTCTTTGCCAGATACTCATTTGCACCACCAAACTGAATCTGACCTGTGCTATTTGCCCTAAAATTACCACCAGCAACTGTAAGCACATTAGAAGAGTGAGTTAGTGTGACATCACCAGCGTTAAAGTTAATTACGCCAGCGTTAGCTAGGAATAGATCTGACCATGATTTGGCAGTTGTACCTAGTGCAAGTCCATCGTTTCCTGAACCTGGTGCGAGATTTGATGCGCTTAATACAAGCTTATCGCTGCCTCCCACCTCGAACATGATAACATCGTCAACAGGTGATCTAATTGATGTATCGTTATCGACATCAAGATCAATCCTGCTGCCGAAGCTACCATCAGCACCGAGATCGATATCACCTGACAGGTAAAGCGAACCTGTGATGTCAATATCGGTTTTGACCTGAAGGTGATTTGGTGCACCGCTGAGGTGTCCAGCCAGGGCAGATATATCTGACCCGGATGTCACTGCTGTGTACCAGTTATCTCCCTTAAGATCGTTAAGTACAGTTCTGATATTATTGAGATCTTCTTGCAAAGACTCTGTTTCAGCCATCGCTGAGCCCATCGTTCGGGTCATCGAATGTGCTGATGCTTTTGTACCAGAGACCTGTAACTGTCTTACTTTATTAAATGACATTTATATTTCCTCCAAAGTTAATTTGTCATAAATACCATAACTTAACTGGACAAATACAAAACTATACTGAACTGATACCGAACTTTACTGAGACTGCGACGAACTAAAACATGACTGAGACAGTGTCTCAAAAATTTCTTAAGGCCTATAAAGCATCTTCTTTAGAGATCTTAGATAGGTATCAAACTTTCCGAATTCACTATTTATATATTCGATTGTGAGAGAATTTCCTAAATTATCTGGATCTTCCAGAATAAATTCAAACTTATTTCCTGACCGTCCTGCACTTACTAACTTGAGACCTCGCATCATTAGAAAGGCTGCTAGTGGCAAATCTGAAGTAGTATATTGATTCATTCTGCACGGTTTCCTCTAATCGGTGAGGTTCTTTGAGGTTCTTTCCCACACAATATTAAATATGGATATCACTGGAATTTAATAATCAAAGTTATTTTGTTAGATAATGGTCGCTGCAATCTTACGGGGGCATTATTATAACTTAATAAGCACCATAGATCATGTGGTTTTCGTGAATTGTGAGAAAAAAAAGTTAACTCTTTTTCTTGTTAGCAGCATTGTTGTAAAAAAAAAGTTAAGTAAATACCCTAATATTTATATGTCACCAGCACGGAATCATTTGAGTGTGGTGCGCTTGCTGTAACAAAATAAATTGTAGATCCCGTAACTTCAAAATCATGCGTGCCATAAATTCCCGCTGGTACCTGAAGAACTCCGTTAATAAAGATCTGCACATCTGACACAGAAGCAGGAGAATTAGTTAACGTGAATTGTGTATTTGAGCTATTTTGTGTGCCACTAGGTCTTTCATTAAAAGTTACTCTCAATGAGGGTGAAAATCTTGAGATCGAGATTCGATCATTAGTGTCTAACTCGAAAGAAAATCTCACAGTTGTGTCATTTATCAGAGTATAGTCTGCCTGATCAGCTGTCACCTGTGATAGTGTTCCTGACACAACCTCCATTCCGTTTAGATGAAGGTCAATTAAATCCTCATCATGTCTGGAATAACTAAAATCTGTTGTTGAGATGACTAGATTCTTTTTAGCTGCATGTGAACCGGTAACTCTATACATTTCTCTTCTTCTCGTAGAAGCACCCCAGTCAGCCTTTGGGGCAGAGAGCTTTACATGACCATCTGACCCAGATGTAATAGTCACATTATCTCCGGCGACAAGATAAGATTTCCCAGTCGCCAAAGTTGTTAAAGATCCAGATAGACTTGTCACAGTCATCGCATTGGTTGTCTTGTTAAATGTAAACGCAGCATCCCCGCCTAAAGAAGAGCCCCCATCATTAAACTGAACCTGAGTGTCGTCACCTCCACTTGCGTTTGAACCAGAGGAGATAACCTCGTCAATCATCTTTCCAACATACGCAAACGCCTTGGCATAAGCCGGAATCTTAGACGCGCTGTAGTCCTGGAGAAAAAGAATTCCATTGTAATAATCAACACTCCAGTCAATATTGTCCAGCAAGGGAATCTCATCTCCTACACTCCCACTGTCGTCCTTAAAGATCTTTACGGTATACGGATTAGGCGCTGCCTGAGAAAAGTAAGGAGGAACTAGCTGTATCTTCCCTAGTGACTCATGAATAATCCTTCCGTTATTAAAAACACCATTTCCTCTTCTTGCACAGCTTGAAGTTGTCTGATAATTTGAAGGCAACACAAGCTTATATGTGTGAACACCTGATATCTGCGAACTTTCACCTGAGTCTGATCCGGCTCCTCCCCCAGAACTATTTGCATCATAAGTTGTACCTGTCAAGGCTTGCAAGTCAAACAGCACATATTCAACAGTAGCACCTGTATCAGCTGACGCACTTTGAAGAAGCCACAATGTTGTTGAAGGCTCAGAGGGAATTCCTTCACCGAAGAATAGCGAAGATCCACCTTGAACATTTGATCCAATTACCTCTTCACCATCAACCTTTAGATTTGAAGTGTGCGCCTTTCCTAAAAGCTTCTTCTGAGCAAAATAAGTTGCGGATTCATTACTCTTTTTTGCCATTATGCACTCCACGCAACGGTTATCTGATTAACATAACCCGCCCAATTCTTATCAGCAGATAGCCTTATGACAAAATACTGCGCTCCCGAAGTGGTCCCATCAACAGTCTGGCCATTGAATGTGCATACATTTCCAGCACCCCCTCCATCAATTGTTGCGTCTAAGTCTCCGCTTAGACAACCGTCTCCGTCGCTAATATTTCCAGAACCCGCTGAAGGGCGGCCCAAATCTAAGAAGCCTGTCTTTCCAGGTATTCTAACATCTACATGCACATTCTTGTTTGTCCCTAATGATCCCGAGTTAGCTCCTGTTCGTCCAACAATTGTAGCGTCTCCATATAAGGTAATGGTGACACTTGGTCGATCATCTGTGGTATTGTTCAAGAACCCCCGATAGTATTCCCTGGTTGCTGCTCCTAAGCTGCTATAATTCACATTAGAAGCAGGCCCCTCTAAAACACCTCCCTCACTATGGCGCCTAAAGTCTCCTGAATTACCGCCCTTAAGCGGGCTGATTAGATAGCTATCGTAAATCATTAAGCCGGTATAATATCCCGGGTAGCCTCCATTGTCATTCATTGAACCCGTCGAAGACCATTTATTAGACACAGACGTCACTGCAGCTTGTGAGGTATAAGATCCACTTTGAATTCTAAATTGCTCTCCGTTGAAATACTCATTTGTGTTTGCGTTGGAATTGTCGCTAGCGGAGTAAACGTGCAGGGTCGTTTTAGAAGCCGTTGCAGTAGTCAAATTAGATTTTAACGGATGAACAAATACCATCGCCCCGCCGCTATTATAGGCAGTTGTCCATGTTCCCATCAAAGACTTGGAACGAGAAAATCTAATTGTTCCTGTGACGTGGACATCAGCTGCCTGTGAATCTGTTGATGTGTTTAAAGTCTGTAGAGAATCAGTTGACGAACTCGTAGACTTAGTGGAAGATAAGCCACTACCAGACTGAATAATTTTTGTTGCTGTCGCGTTGGTGAGGCTTGTAAATGAAATTGCAGAATTACTGTCTGAATAAACATTTTTGTAAAGATTAGAAAGCTTTGTTTCTATTGTCCCGCTTGGGTTGGTGAAATACTTTACTCCGCTTAGATGAAATAGATTGTCGTCTTGGAAAGCTTGAATTGCAAAGCTTGAAGAAGACAACGCGTTTGAATTATTATCATTTACCCATTCAACATAATTCGTCTCTCGATCACTACCCCCCACAGAATGTATCACTCTCGCATAGTTCCACCCATTCCGTTGGTCTGCTGTCACAACTCTCCACTTTCCTGTTCGATAAATCTCTGTATAATCAGGAACACCATTATTATACTCGGCAGCTTCCCACGTGCTCAAACTAAAGAATCCCGAACCGTTGCCATTTACAGAAGTTCCCCCGCCAGATCCTGGCACCCCAGACCCTACAAGGTTGTACGATCCAGTAATTTCAACTGTGTGGACAACTGATCCATTTACCTCTAACTTTAATGATCCGCTATTAGCGTCTGAGAAAGCATTTGCTGTATGATTTGTATGTGATCCATTTGAATCAGCTGATACATCTTCGTTTAAATCACCTTCGATTATTGTATTTAAGGCAAACACAGACCGCCTTAGATTGTTAGACGAAGCAGCTGTTTGATATTTTCCGTTTACATCGACTGCAGAAAATCCTGCCGTAGTTCCTACGCTTGTATAGCCGGTGACAGCCTTTGAAGCACCAAAGGATAGGTTGCAATCAGTTCCGTCATCGTTGCAATCAATATCATCAAGGTCTGGAATTGCTGCGATAGTCCCAGTTCCTGCCCCAAATGATACTGTAATTTGACTGATATACCCTGACCATGCTGTATCTGCTTCTATCCTCAGTCCGATATACTCATTATTCCCTATTCCTACAGTGCCTAATGTAACGTAATTTGTTGCATTTAAGCTGCTATCAAAGCTCAAAGAACCGTTAGCTGTATGTGCTCCGTTATTATCACTGTATGAGTCCAAGACAAACTCAGATGCCAAATCTAGCCATCCTGTCTCCCTGGTCCCATCTGATGGAAATTTCACAAAGACTCTTATTCTACTACTGTTCAGCGCAGTTGCAGCAGTCACTATTGTGCCTGATCCGTTTATCGCAACTGTTAGATCATATTTTGTAGATCCCGTTTCATTTTTAAACCATCTATAAAAAGTTCTCTGGCCCGACTGACCAGAGTAATTTGGGTTCTTTGCTGGCGCATTGTTAAGCTTTCCACCATCAGCATTGTCTCTAAAATCTCCAGAACGCAAGGTATTCAGAGGCGAATACAAGCGCTGATTATAAAAATGAAGACCATTTGAATGACCTCCATTAGAAGCTGTCATGTGCTTTGTTGAATCCCAAGTATTTGCAGCGTCTGTTAAAGATGCTTGGGTGCTATAAGCTCCACTAATAATTCTATAGTTTTCTCTTCTAAATGTCTCAAGAAGCGCTGTCGAAGAATTTGATAAATTGTACATTAAGATGCCAGTTGTGTTAGCACTTGCACCATTAGTCAGATCACTCTTGAGTGGGTGTGTTACATTTACAGCAGTACTTACTGCACCGCTAATAAAGTAATTAGCAGTAATATTTCCAGTTCCTGTTAGATGTAGAAACTTGGTGTGAGTTTCTCCCCCAGCTGTATTGATAGTGGGTTTCGTTTGACTAGACACTGTAAAAGACACGCTTGAACTAGCTGCAGCTGTGTTTGTGACGGTAAAGGTTATGTCTTGGGTATCGTAAACATACTTATAAGCATTGCTTACTCGTGCCATGTAACGAGCGCTACCACTTTGATAGTATTGAATTCCTGAAAGATAGATACTTCCACTACCTTCGAAAGATATTGACTGACCAGTTCCTGCCAGAGCATCAGAATTATCATCATTCACCCATTCAATATAATTTGTGGTTTTAGTTGACCCAGTCTTTACATGACTTACTCTCGCATAATTCCACCCTCTCCTCTGGCTGCCCGAAGCAACAACAAACCTACCCGTTCTATGCTTGAAGGATGCAAACGAATTCCCATTTGAAAGCGTACCTGTTGAAGCGAGAGAGAATAGATTGAACCCAGAACCGTTTGCGTCAAGATAAGAGCCGCTCCCGATCCCTGACGTTCCACTCCCATATAAGCTTGTTGATAAATCAATCTCTTTTATTGTCGAGCCGTTGACATCGAGTCGCAGCACTCCAGTATCAGCATCACCAAATGAATAGGCGGGATAATTTTGAACACTATTCCCTTGACTATTATAGGAAACGTCAGCGTTTAAAATGCCGCTAATGTGTGTATTTCCTGTAAAGACAGCCAGGCGGATATTGTTGCTACTAGTTGTCACTGTATAAGCACCGTTTACATCAACCGCTGCACTTATTCCAGCATTCCCTGCAACAGATAAATAAGCAGGATTTCCAGATGACTGATTGTTGCTTGACCCAAAAGATAGGGAAGCTGTCACACCTGTATTTGTAGAATTAATATCATCAAGTGCAGGTGCAGGATCAGGAGCGAGCGCTTTTAAAACTTCATTAAATCTATCAATTGCTGTTCCAATTTCTGTTGAAGATGTAAAATCTGAGAATAGTCCATCTGTGTAATCATCATCCTCTGCGGATCCGATTGTACTTCCCCCAGCACCAGAAGATGCAATTGTTACTTGCCCTGCAGAGCTTGTAGTGATAGTAACGTTGCTGCCTGCGACTAAATAAGAGTTACCATCAGATAGGTGGGTGAGAGATCCAGAAATTCCCTTGACAGCTTTGAGTGTTCCTGAAGAAACGACGTCTCCTCCGAAAAGTGCTGCACCCCTCGGGAGGGGTGTCTGTCCTGCAATAGCGCCAGAAACAAAGAACCACACATCTTCCCCTGGAGATACAGCATTAGGATCTTTTCCATGAAAATGAAGCTGGCCTTTTGTTAAAAATTTAAATCGACGATCAGTAATAGTGTTTGAACCTGTCAAGAAAATCTTTCCTGCTGTGGATCCACCCAGGTCAATAAACCTGATAAGACCGTCGTCAGAACCAATCTTTACTTCTTCTGAGGCAAATACCTTGACACTTCCGCTTGGATTTTTTAGCGAGGTCGTCGCGCCAGAAGATGCAATGAACTCAATATCTTCAGCAACCTTAAGAGGAGAACCACCGAACACAGTTCCGCTGATAACAACATCTCCTCCAAAAACAGCAACACCCGCAGTTGATGGTGTTGTTGTTGCTGTTTGAGCTCCCGATACGAAGAAGGTGACGTTTGTCCCAGGCAAGGGCCCATCATTGATCATCACAGAGCCTGTGAACTGATGAAGATCTCCTGCTGAATCGCCAAACTTAGTTGAGCCGCTCTTAAAAATTATAGAAGAAGATACAATCTCTGAGTGATAGTCTCTTGCAAATAAGCTGCCCGAAATTGAAACATCACCAACGATGTGTACTTTATGTGTGGGAGAAGCAGTGCCTACTCCCAGACGTTTATACGTTGGGTCAAATGTGAATGTGGAAATATTAGTGAAATCTCCACCGCCATCTGCAAGCTGAATTGCACCAGAAGAGCCTGATGACTCAGTGACTTTAATCGCTGACATCTATGCCTCCTGTCAAAAGTAAAGCGTGAATTGCATTCTTCACGCTGTTAAGTTGTTCATCATTAAGCTCAGTTAACATTGCAATAATGATTCCCACACCATTATTATCACATCTTTCCAAATATCTATTGGCTAATACAGACACAGCTCCTTCTGGAACAACAATTGTTCCACTGGGCAGCTTGAATGCACCCGGTATTTCGTCACGTTTAAACATCCTCAAAGCAGTTGAGTACGAAACGCCAATCTTGCTCGCAAAAGATCTAAGCCTCATTGTGTATAAATATCACAATGAGGCTCATTTGTTATTACTTGATATGATTTGATTTAATCTATTTGCGCATTATTTGTCATTTCTCCAACAGACAAACGTGGGAAATCTAAGACTGCCGTCAGGAGTCTCTTCCTGATATCGAATTTCTGCAATTCTGCCAATAAAATCATCAGGTGCGCTCCAGATCAATAGGCGCATCTCATCGGTTAGGCCGCTTCCCACTCCAACCTCAACACCCTTGTAATCAACAACAAGAGCTCCGCAAGTATCAGAAAACTTTCCTGTACCTTGCTCAACCCGAAGAACCTCACAATCTGCATCGTGAAATGCCTTAAGCTTCATCACTTCTGGACCTCGACCAAATTTATAAGGCGCGTCAAGATCTTTGATCATTGCCCCTTCATAACCTTCCTCAACAAATCTATCATGAAGATTTTTAATATCATCATACTCTGAGTCAACAGGAAACCTTTCTACTACTTTAAGGAATTGAGATGAATCAATTTTTTCCAAGTTTTGAATCCTTTTAACAAGAATATCATATCTTTCTTCACAGCTAATTTTCGCCTGACGGTCTTTCCACTCTCTAAGCGGGAGATAGTCAAATAAGGAAAGATATGTTCCTTCAGTATCTACATCTTCTTTTCGATACGCTTGACGCATCAGCGCAGTAAAATCCTCACCCATGATCTCGCCATCATAACATCCGTCCCCCAGCTTGGCAAGTGATGCACCAACTGTACTGTCAAAATTTGTGATTAGCTTTCCAGACCGTGCATAAAGAAGAGCATGACTATCTTCAACAATTGCAAAGCATCGAATTCCATCAAGCTTCGGTTCAACAGCGATCCGTTTTCCAACAATTCGTTTTTTCTCAAATTTTTGAGCAAGTGCAACATCAAAAGTTGGAATTAGTCCTGGGAAAACCTTATTAATTGTCTTTGTCGAGGCACCCATGTTAAGATGCTTTTTAAGCACCCTTCTCATCCATTTCTCTTCTTCCTTTGACGCAATACAAAAAACAGACTGAATCAATTCAATCGCTAAATTTCCCGTATACTCCCTCTTTTGACAGAGATCAGCCACCTCAAAGAATGAATTCCACCGAAGAACCTCATCTTTCGCCGGATAACGATTTTTAACTGCAGGAACCTTTACAACATTAAAGGTCAGAAAAGGATCACCCGCATATCTCAAAATCTTCTTAAGCAGGTCGTTGTCTTTGTTTTGTAGAAGAATTTTAGACTTTAGCTTAGGGCCTCGTGCCTTAGAAATTTCTTCTAGAATTTCAGTTATGTTCATTATCACTCTTGTTATTTTTGGCAAAAATCATTTCTTCCCAAATGAGAAATACAACTCCATCTACCAATACTTTCCAACATCTCTTTGAATCTTTTCCTGTAAGAGAACTCTCTCCGCAATACTCGACTAAAAGACCGCGCGATTCGCCCTTAAGAAGGCGCATTCCCAAACTTCCCTTTTCACAAAGATACCTTCCAGGTTTTAAAAAAATTAAGTCACCAGGGCTTAATTCATGTCTTCGTCGTCTAATTGACATCCCTTGAATTCAATCTCCTGAATTGTTGTTCCACAATTCGAACATGTTCCCTCGCTAATTTCAGAATATATTTGTAGCACTGTTTGAATATCATCAATCTTTTTAGAAAAAACAAAAAAATCTTCAATCGTCAACCTTAAAATAACACTGTTAACGTCAATATAAATCTCTTGTGCTTTTACATCAAACTGCGCGTCATGAGGAAGATCCAGCATTCGATCGGACATTAGTAGACTTTCTCCCGGTAGACTTTTTCTTAGCAGTGGCAGATTTTGGCTTTGCCTTTGGCTTTGCCTTTTTTGGTGCAATCGCTGCATCTTTAATATCAGGCGCAGCAGATGAATCTGCTGCAACTTTTTTAGGTACAAATAGGTCAGAAACTTCCTCTTCGTTAGGAGGCGAAACCCCGATTTCAGCTAGCTGCTTTACAAGAGCATCGTAAGATTTAATGCCACCCGCGTCTATCCACGCCCTAGGATTAATTTTTCTTCTACCTATAAAAAACTTCCAACTTACCATAGCTCAACTCCAATAAGATCTCTTATTATAGGTATCTCAAAATACTAGCTTAAGTCACTATTAAAAATAACTTCAGAAACTGCATCTTGAAAAAGAGGGTTGGACGCGATCTTCTTTATTTCTGATCTAGAAATGTTCTTACAACCATTAGAACGACAAAGATTTAGCGCAATCTTATGCATTGCCTTTAGAAAGACGTTTCTAGCTGTTGCATGATTCATCTTAAAGCCCTCCTCGGTCATTAGTAGGGCGATAGATCGATAATCCATTCCCCCTAGATCAGCCACTGTTGCATATCCATTTTCAGCCTTATAGCCTTTGGGCATTGACATTATTCATTCTCCTCGGCGAGCATTTGAAGATCAAGCAGCTCTTGTTGTGTAATTGGAAATTTTTCGTTATCCGTTTCAACCTCTGTTATTCCAAAGCGCAATCGAACAATTTTCTCTTCCCTTACTGTTAGTGAGCCAAAAGAACTTCTAACAGCTGCAGCAATTTTTTCTTTATCAATCATTACTTCAGGATCAACAAATCGATTATCTGGAATCAAATTTTCAAGCATACCACCACCATCTTCACCAATCGGTGTGCTCAAAGAAGTAGTAAACTTGGGTGCATTTATGATATCAATAACGATATTTTCAGAAACATCCAACAATTCAGCAATTTCCACTGAGGTTGGCTTTGCTCCGAAGTGCTCTTCATACTCTTCGATCAGCGAAGAGATTTTTGAAATCAACCCTCGAGCATGAGAGGGAATTCTAATCGTAGTCGAATTTGATGAAACATGCCTACGAACTGATTGTCTAATCCACCAAGTTGCGTATGTTGAAAATCTAAACCCACGCCGCCAATCAAACTTTTCTACTGCTTTCATTAGACCAATATTAGATTCTTGGATAAGATCAGATAGATCACATCCAAAGTATTGGTACTTTTTGGCAATGCTTACAGCGAGCCGCAGATTTGATTCAATCATAATCTGGCGAGCAAGGTTATCACCTTTCTCAATTCTTTGGGAGAGTGATATCTCCTCTTCACGTGTTAGCAACTTTCGCCTAGAAACATCTTTAAAATAATGATCTAGAATATTTGACATATATCGCTCCCTATTAAAATTAAGCGACGCTTGGGTACGACATTGTACCCAAGCGTCGCAACTCTACTCAGTCGATTTGAATTGAACGAATACTACGAGAAGTAGCATCTTCAACCGGAATAGACACAGTCAGAATGCCAGAGTCGAATCGAGCAGAAATTCCTTCATAACTCGTGGTCTTGGGCAAAGTCCAAGAACGAGAGAATGAGGCATAACCAAACTCGCGGCGTGTGTAATTATCTGACTTAGCGTCATTCTCAGCGATCTTTGCAGAGGAAATCGTAAGAACACCATTGTCAACAGAAAGATCGATATCGCTTCGAGAAAGACCTGGAAGCGCGACTTCAATCTCATGTCCTTCTGATGTATTCATAATATTAGCAGCCGGAATATTCTTCCGATGATTCGAAATTGACGTTGTTGAGTCAGAATGTGAGTCAAAGAAAGAGTCAAAGACATCAAACATCTCAAAGGGTGAAAGAAGCCGACGGCTCGACAGGGTTGGCATGTGGTTCAAAGTTGGCAGATTTTTCATATAAACTCTCCTTATTTATGACGTTTCTATGTTGTATTGTCCTGCCAAGGACATCTTTAATATAATCACGGTTTAGCGAGGGGAAACCCCTCTTTTTAAAAAAATAACTTTAACGTTGATTATGAGAATTTCGACGATGTGGACGATTTGGAAATCGTTTCTTCAGATATTCTTCGTGTGCAATCTTTCGATTTTTACGCCAAACAACTTCTCGCTGGAGATAACAAAATTCGACTTCTAGGTTTGATGAATTATTTCCACGCTTAGACCGATCTTCAATCCTTGATTTCAAAGTTCTAAGATGTCGATGAAGTTCTTCATCACTAAGGGTTTTAAGCTTGTCATCATTGGTCACACGAAAAGACATTATCTATGTTGCTCCTAATCATCTCTGAGTGAAAGTATGTGCCCCAAGCACTTATATATTATACCACATAACGTAGCAGTGTACACGAATTGCTTAATAGTTTTTAATCACATTTTTAATTGCAGTTACAACCTGATTTGGATCTAATGACTGATAAAGATCAACAACATTCTGCAAAAGTTTTTCATCTGTGCTAAATTTCGGATTGGACATCTTTTTCCAGTGGTCAACAAATTCCACATCATTTAACGCTTTCATGTGCACAGCTAACTCAACAATTTCCTCATTAGAAAGTCTTCTCTCAGAAAGCTGTGTAATTAGAGGGTGAAAATTATCATTTATCATAAGATTATGGTATCAACTTTTTTCTAGCTGTATAAGCTTAGTTAAAATTATTTTTCCACTGACGAACAATAAACTCAGATGACTCTGACTTAATTTTCTTATTTAAAAATTTAGAAATCTCTAAATTATCTGAGAATAAATCTTGATAATGTTCATCTAATTCATACGCATCAATTCCGTATCTTTCCATGAACTCATCAAGATGTAGATCAACTGCCGTATTGTTTACTGCACCTTTTTTAATGTGATAGCGTAGAATTTGAATTCCAATCCAGTCGGCCTGACGCTCATCTTCATCTGATCCCGAAGTATGATTTGCATAAAAATGACCTAGCTCATGAGCATGAATAATGTCTAGATGATCTTCAGTAAACCAGCTTTGTGATATTGCAGCACCGTCCATTACTATCATCTTTTCTTGGTGATAGAAAAAAGCATGTCCCCGCTTCTCAAACATTCCAGATATCTCTGAATACTGAGAATCTTCAGGATAAACAATTAAGATGGTTACTCGATCATCAAATTTGCTGTCAAATAAAAATCTTGTTTGATCATCGCTCATTTTCCACCTTCATCATCTTTCGATGCAATTCTTGGGTAAGATCTGAAGCTTTTGTTTCCCAGATGAAAGGGAAAATTGCATGAATTTTTAATACTACTGCTATCTTAAAAGCGTCCCAAGCAAAACGATATGCCCGAATCATATGCTGAAAATATGATAAATTATTCTCTGACAAATGACTGGTAAGATATTTCACTAAAGGGCTCCGATAGAATCATACAGCGTCTTAAGCACTAAACCAATAAGTATTGATGATGTCATCCATAAAAACTGACGATATGATTTTAGCTGAGACTTCATTAGCGCAAAATCTTCATTTAAGCGTTCTGGAATTCTTGCACAATGTGATTCTAATAGTTGAATTCTAGTCTCCTGATTAGAAGTTATATTTTTAAGATCTTCCATAGACTTTTCTAATTTAGCTACAGAATCTACAACTTGATCTATCTTACTCTCAACGCTAGAAGAAGATAACATCAATTGTGTAATTGAATCCTGTAATTTAATCAACCACTCTTCAGTATTACCATTTGCCATTAGATTACCTCCACGAACATGCCAAACCGGTCCTTGACTAAAGAGGTCAAAGATTGCTTGCTTCCTTTGTGCCGGACCCACACAATATACTTATCATCTCGCTTCTGAATTTCGCTTGTTGATCTTAGGAGGTTATTATTTTTGATCCAATATAATGCAAGCTCAAGATCAGTTTTATAAGGTGCGATTAGCGTAGAAGATTTCATTTTTTTTGTTAAAAAATATAAGGCGATCCATCAGACTTTCGATATTCTCTATCGTTTACTTTGGCAATCCTTACAATCTCAATGGCACTAATTGACTTTAATCTCTGGGCCAGGGTTTCAAGATTTGTATCTAATCCCCCAGGCCCAGGCAAGAACTTAATTGATACAGGCAAAACTGTTCTTCCTCTCTTTGATCTTAAAGAGTGATCAGTTTGTCCTACAACGGCAACGCTAGGAAGAACCCGTATTAAAGTCATTGTATCCGTGACGCTAGCATCTTTCTGAACAAAAAGTTGAAAATCCACAGCTAAAATCTTGCTTGTAGGTCCTCCCTTTTCCTCAGAAATAATCGGCATTATCCGGGATACAAGAAGATCTTGAGCCTTGGTAAGCTTTTCAAGTAGATTTTTGTTAGAATGTTTTCGTTTCATTAGTCTTCGCGTCATGAAATACATTAATATATATTGTTTTCAAACGCTAACATTAAAAGAAACGTTACGATTCATCATCAACCATAATACATCCTACAGTCAACATCATTCCGGCAGCAGATGCTGCATTCTCAATTGCTGATCTGACAACTTTTACAGGATCAATAATTCCCGCTTCAAACATGTCTACCATCTCTCCTGTTCGAAAATCATAACCGTAATCGTCTGGTTCGCTCAAGACTTGTGACTCAACTAAATCAGGAGACTCTCCAGAATTTATGGCCATCTGACGAATTGGAGCACTGCACACCCGCTTAATGATATCAAATCCTGATCTATACTTTTCATCTAAATCGTCTGCTGTTATTCTTTCTGCTGCTCGGGTTAATGCAACTCCCCCACCTGCAATAATTCCTTCTTCAACTGCTGCTTTAGTTGCGTTTAAGGCATCATCAACACGATCCTTTCTTTCTCTCAGCTCCATCTCTGTAGCGCCCCCTACTCGAAGAACAGCAATCCCTCCACTCAGCTTTCCAAGGCGTTCCTGAAGAATCTCTTTATCTAGCTTTGAAAGTGTCGGATCATCACCACACGATCGAAGATAGCTTAAACGAGATTCAATTTGATCTTCATCACCTGAACACTCAATTAGGGTTGTATGATATTTTGTGATAATCACTCTCTTGCATCTTCCTAACTGGTCAAGAGTAATATTCTCAAGGGCATCCTTGTCAACTCCTGCAAAAACCTCGGTCCCTAATAGTGTTGCCAAATCATTGAGAATCTCATATCTATGTTCTCCAAATCCTGGAGATTTTATCGCGCATGCCTTTAAAGTTCCTCGCAGGGTATTGACAATTAGTCCTTGCATTGCCTCACCCTCTATTTCATTGGCAATAACCAAAAGGCCTTTTTTCGTTTCATGGATTTTCTCTAAAAGAGGAAGGATTTCCTTTAACGCATTTAAATCCTTATTACAGACAAGTATATACGGATCTTCAAGGTCAACACACATCCTACTTTTATCATTGACAAAATAGGGCGAAGTGAAGCCTCTTTCAAATTGAATTCCATTTACAACAGTCAAGATTGTGTCGAAACCTTTTGCTTCTTCAACAGTGATAACACCATCTCTACCCACTGCTTCCATTGCTTCAGCAATTAACTCGCCAATTTTTTCCTCACCATTAGCAGAGATTGTCCCAACTTGTTTAACTTCTTCGTTATTAGACACTGGAATTGACATTTCCTGCAATGAAGATATCACTCGTTTTACCGCTAGGTCAATTCCTTTTTTAATTTCGATAGAAGAATGACCTGCAGCAATCATTTTAATTCCATCAGTAAAGATCGCCTGGGTCAAGACCGTCGCGGTCGTCGTCCCATCACCAGCATTGTCAGCAGTTCTTGATGCTGCCTCCTTGATCATTTGAACGCCTAAATTTAAAAATTTATCTTTAAGATTTATAGACTTCGCAACAGTCACCCCGTCCTTAGTTAGCACAGGTGCTGCACCAGGAACTTCAATAACTACGTTTCTACCCTTAGGGCCCAATGTGGTCTTAACTGCGTCAGCTAAAATATTGACGCCGTCAGACAGCTTTTTTCTAGCCTGTGCATCAAACTTAATTTCCTTATTTGATTCAAACATTATTAATCTCTTAAAACTCTTCGCCGAGACTCTAAAATCAAAGCTCCTGTTTCAACAACACGACGCTCTTTTGTCGTCACGCTTTCTGCAACAATCAGATCTCCAATCCTCAAAGCAATCTCAGTATCTGAAATTAAATTTTTGTCTCTTAGAAGTTTTAAATCGTCACCCCTCAAGGGCGTCTCATAGCTATGTTTACTCATCAGTTACTCCACTATTAAGCATTTTGAACATTTACCTTCGCGACTGTGCCGTCTTCTAACATCACCTCAATGTTATCTAAGCCAGTCATTTTTTTACCCAAAGCAAGGGTATTAACATCTACAACATTGTCTGTTAGAGACTCTTTATCATCTGAGTCAGGGCGTTCTGGAATTACAAAAGAAGATGAAGCTAAGCTTTCAGCCTCACCTACCATCTTATCAATTACACCTGTGGCATTTGTTATCATAGTTTGACGAACAATGCTTAAGTCTGTAAAGATATTACCCTTGATCTTTGATAGATCAATTCCCTGAGATTTTCCAGGAACTACAACAATATACGAAGTTGTATCTCCGTTTAATGTCTGCTTAACAATTCGCTCAGACACCTGAACTGGTATTACTCGTTTTGTAGAGCTTGAGATAATATATAAAACTTGCCCAACATCATAAGACATTGCAACTCCTGAACATTAGGAGTATAACATTAGGATGGAGTAAAGTTTACTGACTTGATCTAGTATTCAGATCTTTTGTCAATACTATTATCTCATCCTGTCTGCCAGTTTGACGCTGATAAACTGAAAGTTCGAGAATTCTTAACTCTTCCTTCAGCTTTACCTGCTCTCGGTGACCACCATAATTTTCACAGATTTTTACTAGTCTTTCAACGACTGATTCATGAAGCTTCATTTATCCTACCTTGGAGTTTTTAAAACCGACTCCTGCAAAACCAATTGTAACTCCTTCTTCTGACCTGTTAATAGGTGCTCCGTAGTTATGCCAGTGTTGTTCACTAACACCGCCCATAGTATCAATTATTGACTGAATCTCACCTCTTATAGCCTTTCTTAGCTTTCGCTCTTGAACCCGTTGTTTATCGCTTTCAATTGTCTTCAAGATTTCACTTCTAATAGCCTTTCTCAGCTTAGCTTCCTCAAGATCAACTTCAACTTCTTCAATGTTGACATCTCCTGAGACATTAACATTGACATTGGTTCCTTCGGCTTTGTCATCTTCTTCTTTATAAAATAGAGACTCTACGCTTGAATTCACTTGATGAGGCGCGTGTGATGAAACAGGCTCTTCAAAATGATTTTTCTCTGTTAAAAGGTCACTCTCTTTATTATGTAAACCTGCAAGCTCTAGAAGCCTGTTGCTGTTAAATTCCATTATTAGCACTCCAATCAAAATTCACAGTATAAATCTAATTATGCGCTAATTTAGTTAAGTTTTATGTTTTTTTAAAGTGTCTCTAAGTTAAAAGAGAACTTATCTTCTACATTTTTCCAATATCTCAGACGATCGTATAGCTTGTCAATTCTTTTTTGATATCGAACTGCCTCTCGATTTTTCATTTGTTTTAGTTTGTCAAGTTTTATCGTTCCTGGCTTCGCTGTGTCAATCCTTTCATAAATTTCTCGCATCCTAACAACAAACTTTTCAATTGAAGTTTTAATTAGTGCTTCTATCTTTTTAATTTCCAAATTATTTTTATTGATAGCTTCACCGATAATCACATTACACTTTTTCATTCCCTTATGCTTGTACATCGAGACTTTTCCTCGAGCCCCTGGAGAAATTGGTCGAAAATCATCAATGGTTAGATCTTCAAAGTGTAGAACAGCAAATGATTTAAAAGTTTCATCAGCAATCACGTATAGATAGTCAAGTGATTTCTTTTGTGCAAGAGTATCTCGATCAGTCTGAAAAGAAATTGATCCATTGGAATTTCGACTAGTTAATTTGCACTCTACTTCTCTATTGATGTCTTTGATAAAAATATCGGGTTCACCGGTTCTTCCATCCGAAACAACATCTTTAAATTCTCTACAGAGCTCTTGGCCAAAATATTTCTCTTGTGCCTGAGAAAGAATTACATTTCTTCGTCCAAGGTTTCCCAATAGATCAATCTGATGTGATTGGCAAAGATGGAGAATATCATCGTGAAATTTGCCCATGTGTTTTAGGGCACTAATTGACATGTCTCTGGTAATATAACTCATAACGCCTCCTTGAATTATAACACGTCAGTATTGTTTTTATCAGGAATCTTCTGTAATAACGTTTCCACGAATTCTCTCAGTGATCTCTCTTCCCTTAATTGCTGCTGTTGTCATTGACTCTAAGCCCAATGCAGATCTCACAACATCATACACGCCTGGCTCTAAATTTTCCTTTAATACAGCCATATCTGCATACTGGTGCAAATCCATCTGAATTACAGGAACCTCCTCACCAGATAAGCCAGGCTCATATTCGCCTGTCTCTCTTGACTCAAAAATATAAAGAAGGGACGGCATTGCCTCGCCTTCTGGAACGGGAACAAATGGTAACTGAGATGTTGCGCTACCATCACTTGACTCCTCATACATTATCTCAGGAATCCAGCTACTGCTATTATTAAAATTCATTTTTTTTACCTGGGGTTAAAACATTAATAAACTGCAAGAAAATGATCGTTAATAGTCTTGTATCATCCCACCTTTTTTATAGCTTCATCAAAAGTTTCTTTTAATATCCTTCCGTACTCCGTTCCCTCAGGATTGTCAAGGCCAGAATTTTCAAGCATTGCCTGGTGCGTTGTAACAAGCCAACAAACTTGCATAATTGTCTGTAAACCAGCTAAATTCCATTCATCTTCAACTAGCTCATCTTTATTATAATCACCTCCCGTGAGAGCTTTTTCTAAATCAGATGAAGTTTGAACAACCTTTAAAAACTTTTCATATCCCCCAGCTTTTTCCATAATTTCTCCAACGGTTCCCAAACTTGAAATCTTAGCACCCTCAGACACTATATCTTCCATCACAAAGACCTTCATGGACTTCTCACCCTCTTCCGCAAGAGATCGAGCATCCTTGTCTTTATTGACAGCATTCTGAACCTCACCCCAACCTAACCATGCCTCCATCGTTCCAAATTTGCTGTCTGTATCAATAATCTCTTCCTCATTTAACGCAAAGATATCAGTCAATCCTTTTCGATGAATAGATTCATTCTTTTTTACTCCCAATAAAGCATCCAACTCCTTAACAACTTCCCCATCTGGATCTTCATCAACAAGTGGGCGCATTAAAACACCGGCCTTTTTAGGCTCCTTGCTAGCAAATCCTGATTGTGAAAGAAAGGCAACCGGAGCTAGCGCAAATGCCCAGTTGTGTTCGGGCCTACTAAATGATCCAGGATCTGCTCCAGCACCTCCATAACCTCCCAATGGGCCTGTTATATATTCTTTATAAACCTGCCCGAGCTTATCGCGGAGCTGATTAGAAGTTTTTCCTCCTGCAAGGATCCTATCATATTCGGGTTTCATCCAAGGAAAGATGGTGATTAGAATGCTGTGCCCTATTATCTTTACAGCTTTCTTAGCAGCGTCCTTAACAGCTTTTCCTATCTCTGTAGATGCTTTTTTAGCTGCTGTGCCTACCTTTCCAATAGACGCACCGATCGCGGTGCCCACATCGGGAGCAGCCTCAGATAACAGCTCAAGCTGATCCTCAATTGTCAAATTCTCCAAAATTTTCTTTCTCATTGGAGCATTATTCATGTATGCGATGATCATCTCATCTGTTAGCTTGTCTTCTGGTCCTGTCAACATTGGGCCGCCTTGTTATAAATCATAAGGATCTTCTGCCATTGTATAATTATAATGTGGCACCCTAACTATGTAACAAGGAGATCAATTAAATGACGACAATAGCTCGACTGCGGACCGTGCTTTTTACCTTTTTCTCACTCGCAGTCTGTGGCTGTATAAATTATGCTAGTGGCGATTCCACAAGGCAGCTCCCTGAAAATACTGGGCCAAACATTATTGAAAGTGTTTCTCTCAATCACGTTGAGTCTCAAGCAAGAAACGCTGCTGTAAAAGTTGTTCATCCTCTAGGTGAGGGATATGGATCAGGAACATACACAATTATTAAGGGTGAGCATGTAGTATTAACAGCAGCGCATGTAGTAGACGACAATCGAAGAATGATCATCTCGGGAAGAAACGGAGAAATGGTCGTCGGAGAAGTCATCTACACAGACTTTGGAGCAGATTTTGCTGTAATACACGTACCACGTCTACGAACAAGAACACCAATACCGTTTAAGCCTAGAAATGAGAGATCCGACAATTTTATCGGAGACTGGACGACATATACTGGGTTTCCTTCGGGACATGACTTGACAACAATCACGGGAAGAATTGCAAGCATTGATGAATCATCAGACATCTTAATCATGCACGGTTACACCTGGATGGGTGCTTCAGGATCTGGTGTTTTCGACGAGCACGGAAATTATATTGGAGTTTTAGTCGCTGTAGATGTTGGTCGATATCGTCAAATTCCTCAAATCGTCGAAGATATGGTCTGGGTGGTGCCTGTCAGACAGTTAAATCTAGTTAGCGTATTTGCAAAGATAGAAATGCATAGTCATGTTACGGAGATTCCCCATGCACCTTAAAAAGATACTTTTTGGTCTTTTCGCTTCTTTTTCCCTAAGCTGTACCCAGGATTTCACTGTAGTCGACAAAGAAGAAACATACGTCATCATTGATTCATTTGTTCAAATGGAGCAAATTGGAAGCCTCGACATTCTTGTAGTTCTCGACAGATCTGGATCAATGCACGATAATGAAGATGAGGTGGGTACCGGAATGGAGCTTCTAAGAACTGATATTGGTGGGTTAACTGGGGACTATCAATTTGGCTTTATTACCACAGACGGATCAAATCTGGGATATGTCGGACCATATGACTCTAGCTCTTCAGCAATTGACCTGCTTTTAGCCCCTAGCTTGCTCCCAGCTAACGCACACGGAGAAGCAGGATTTGAATCAACATACGTTTTTCTTAGCAGTGACGAAGGAATTCAGTTTAGAAGAACAGAGGCTGACTTTTTATTATTCCTAATCTCTGACGAGGAGGAACAAAGCTCAATCACCACCAACATATTTTATGATTGGTTGCAGGCAGAGTTTTCAAACGTGAATCATGACGTCGTCTCAATCACCACGTTAGAAAGCTCAACTCTGTGCAGCGCATGGGAATATGGTTATAAATACGAAGAACTTGCAAATCTTTACGGAAAAGATGCAATCGACATCTGCTCAGAAGACTGGGCAATCTGGCTTTCAGAAAGCTCATTCCTAACACGACTCAAGGATTATATCGAGCTTAGTCACACACCCATTGCTTCCTCGATCGTGGTATACGTAAATCACGAATCGATCTATGGGTGGTCATACGATGAAGAAACAAATACCATCTACCTAGATGACACACCCGATTATGGTGCGGTGATTGAGGTGGGATACGATGTGGTAGTTGAGTAGATTTTAAGCTTCTCTTAAAATTGATCGCACTAATCTTCTTAAAGACTCGGCTGCTTGCTCTTCTTCAGGCTGAAACTCCTCAGGCGACAGATTTTCAGGCTGGGCAACTATAGGCTCTTCAATCTCTTCTGGCACCTCTTCTGGCGTGTCATCAACAGAAATTTCTAGAGGTGCAGTGGTTGTTGCTGTTGTAAATTCAGACTTAACAATCGACTTCCAACCTCTCATGCCAAGGATCTGCGGCCCTGTGGACTTACCGTCATTTCGTGCTTTTAAACTAAAATATGGATTTCCAGACGGTCCCACATTTGCCTTAAGCGTTGTTCCATCGGTAATCCACTCAAATTTTAAATTATCTAAAAATCCCTTCGCCCCACCGATATTTTCAAGATCAAACTTTTCAATAATCACAGTGACTTCTTCTTTGCAGAGCCAACAAACCCGAAGAACAATAATCGTCTTTGGTGTCGATGAATCCTCTCGAGTTTCTCGACGGGGTCCAGCCCCAAGGAGATCTTTAGCCCCGGGTATTTTTCCATACATATCAGACCTTATATCAAAAAACGCTGCCATGATATCATCTTTAAATACCTCAGTAAAAGGTCTTCCGCTTAAAGTCGGTGGATCATGCTTTATTTCACCTATCTCGAGCTGCTCTCCGCTTAACAATTTTGCCAAATCCTCATAGGTCGGTTTCATTGCCTCTTGATAGGCCTCCTTAGCTAGATTAAATTTTCGGAAAATTGTATCAACCTTTTTCATCAAGTCGTCGATTTTCTCCTTGACTTCAGGATCTTTGACAGTGCTTATAAGGTTTGCGTACGCTCCTTTTGGATCTTTCCAGGAAATGTACTCTTTGTCTTTACCTCTTGGTGACCTCAGTTGAGGATCTTTCTCATCAGGTGGCAATCGATTCTTTCGATAAGTGTTGGCTTCTTGCACAGGGCCGTATATAAGATTTTTGATTCGGGTGACCTCCTCCTGTTGCTCAGAAGATAATTTTTTGAATTTTTCATTATTTTCTGTATAATAAGTCACATCTAAGAATTTTGCAATTTCCTCTCTTTGCGCTCCGGATTCCATGAGTCCGTCTCTGGCAAGAGTTCCTGCGGGTCGAACAAATCTGCCATCCATTTGATTTGCATCCACAGACCCACTCTCATCTCTAAGATAATCTGTTAGCTTATCTTTCATATGCAAATCAAAAATAATTTTCGTTGCCTGATCATAGAGATCTCTAGAATAATATCCTGAAACAGCTCCAAAAATTTTATCTTCCAACTCTTCCGGAGTGGGCTCTTCCCGTTTTAATTTCCTAATATTCCCAAATCTTCCACCCTTTACCTCCTCGTTAAATTTTACGTGAATGTCTGAAATATCAGTTGGAACATCAACCATACCCGTATCTTGACCAATAGTTGTAATTAAAGGTCTACCAAGACCTTCTCGAAAAATTGGATTCTTTGTTACAGCTGTGTAAGCTGCTCGATATAAGGCAAATATCGTCTTCCTTTCATCGTCAGACAAGCTAGGATCTGTAAAAATATTTTCTGCGTCAGGCGTGTCTTCAAAGGTACCCGGGACAGGTAGCTCACCATTACCCCCGCGAGGACTTCCTAAAAGCGCATCCAAAACTGAAAACTCCACAAGTTTTCCAATCTTGACCCCTTCACGACCGCCTGTCATATTGGGAAAACAAGGCTTGGGAGGTCTCTTACATTTTGTATTTGCCTCTTGAATTATGCGAGAGATATATTCTCTAATCAATCTGCTTGAAGTTTTATTTAGAACCTCATTCACTTTGTCAACTGCTTTTCGAGCATTCACAGGATCTCTCTTTAGCTTTGGACCAATATAGTCCTCAAAGTCAAAAAGATAATCCCTAAATGTTGAATGTGATGCCATATAATTAAGCAGCCCCTCGAAGGTCAAGACCATGTCAGGGTGAAGATTGATATCTAGCACCTCTAGGATCTTTGCAGGATCTTCAGTTCGAACTGTTTCTCGACCCTCCATCAAAAAAGTTTGGGGGTTTCCATCAACTCGAACCTGCAAGCCTCCCGGATAAGCGATCGCATATTTCACCTTGCGTTCAGTGGTGCATGCTGCGTCACTCTTCTTCCGAGCGATCAGATTGATCAAGGCATTTCGATATGCTCCTTGAATCCCATTTTCATCAACACCTGCGAAAAGCCACGATGTGTGGTTAATATTTTCACCAGGCATGATGTCAACCTGAACATACTTTCCCGTGGGGCCTTCTGATAGATTAAAGATGGGATACTTCACGTGAATATTACTTCCCATCTTTCGAACATTTTCAGAACCCAGCGCTGTTGAAAGAAATCTTTCTAGTCTCTCCTTAAAGACAGGCTTGGAATCTCCCATGGGAATTTCAACAGTGATATCAGCATCTCTGCTGACCGTCTTCTTCCCTGTGCTTCCAATCATCCTATAGGTGTTAATACCTGCAGGGTGAAGATGATTTCTCAAAAAATGATCTAGCGTTGGCTTACAATCCTCTCGATTAATTCCAGAGGTTCCAACAAATATCGCGCCACCCATATCAATGACTCCGTCTATATGTTTTAATTATCTTGTAGATTACCCCTCTTACACAAGAGGGACAGAAATTTTTGCTGGAGTTTTACCGTACCTAAAAAACCCAAGGAGCTTATTGATCGGTGTAAACATTCCAGTTAGCTTACGTGTCTTTCCATTCCACTTAAAGACCACGCCTTCTGTGGCAGTCTCAAAGAGTGACTCGTTGGTCGCAAGCCTGGCAAGCGCAACTCGGATGCTTTCCAATTGATCCGGATTGGCCTCAATTCGATTCTCATCATATGCTTTTCGAATCTCCTGGACCCGATCAGTGATCTCCTTGTGATTACTCGCAGTAAGACTAAACTCCAAGTTTCGAAAGGCATAAGTACCCACGCGTTGGATGATCTCCTCTAGAGGAATGATCGCTTCAGATACCGCTCGAGATCGACGAATCTCGACCTCTTTAAACTGCTCCCAATTCTCAGGGGGTGCAACCTTTCGAAATTTCTTGTGCAAATTTCCTCGTCCAGTAGCTAGACGAACAGCGGTATCTTTGATCAAAGACCGAGGAATAAATCGATACCTTTGATCAGTGGAGATGTGCTGTCGAACAAGCTCAACAACCAGGTCACGAATTGTGTGTGACCGACTCAATCGAGATGATCCCAGCAAAGCATCCAAGTCGTCAGTAAGGCTTGCAATTCGATCCTCGCCTTCAATCAAAATTTTCTTTACCTGTGCTTCAGGTGTGTGATCAATCTTAAAATTATCAATCAGAACCTTGGCAGAGCTCACAAATTCCTCATAAAGCTTCACATCAGACTCGGACCCAGGAGCAACAGCTGCAACTTGAATGAATCGAATCGAAGGCTCATCATAAGCAATGGTATTCGAGCTAGATGGGTGCAACAAGGCGGTCTCAATGAAGATCTTGCCGTCCTGAAAGAGATCTGAATATTCGATCGCAACTGGCATCAAGGCCCGATAAGCCTCAGTAAATGCAGTTAGAATATGGGGGTTGTCAGCATACCTCATCTGAATGTCCACGAGATCCATGCCTCCTCCGGACAACAGACGTCGATAGGAGGCCCCTTTGCTGAGAAACTTCAAATTTCCCTGATGCACCGTAAAGGTTACATTTTGACCATCCATTTTCTCATCTAGCTGTGTAAGCGATCCAAACAATGCTGCCTCGATCATCTGATACAGCTCACCGATCGGCATGTCCAGATCCTCATAAAAGTGATAGATGTGAGCATCCAGTTTTTCTGGAATAGGCACTGTCTTACCTTGATACATTGGAACGATCATCCTACTAGAATTCCCCCTACTATCTCTCGAAGCATTGCCTCTTGTGTGTTTCTTTTTAGCATTAAATCTAGCACGCGATCCTTATCCTCAGGCGTGTAAATCGCTGGGAGAAAATCGCGGACATTCTCTCGTTCCATCGTCCGAATTTGGCTTCCTCGCACAGTGATCTTTCTAATCATGTCAGCCTTAAGCTGTGGAGATAGATAAGGCAGCTCATCTCGATAAGCTGTTAGATCGCCGGACTCGATGGCACACTGTGCTTTTAGAAGTCGATTCATGGTCTGATCTGGCTCCTGGCCCGAGTCCGTTCGAAACTCTCTGAGAATCGAGGTTCCCTCCAGGCGAGTGTAGATCTTTAGATCCTTTCTGCCTCCGTAAATTGTTAGACCCACATGAGTCGGATCCACATTTGGGATGTTAAATTGAGAAAGAACCTCACTTTTAGTCGTCCCATGATTGACCTCATCGATTACACCCCGGACTATCTGGAAGACGTCACCGATCGGTGTTGACTTACCTATCTCACCTGTGCTCTTTTTTGGGGGCCCTGGTAGAACAGGAAATCTCGCATAGACAAGCTTGGGCAATGTCTGTTTTAGCCGATAGGTGATCCCTGTCCACCCATCATGACCTTCCCACATCTTTTCCACTGCCTTGTCAGTGATCTCCACCCCGGCACCTTTCTTTCGACCTGCACCTCCAATGATCAGGATCACACCGTCATTTTCTCGATGTGCTAGGACAAGCTTGGCAAAATGGCCAGAGTGAAAGGGCTTAAAGCCTCCAGTAAAGATTCCAATATTCATTCCTTCTCCTTGTTTTGATTTTCAATTAGTTGATATATCCTTGCCACCAATCCCGAAAGATTTTCCAAATTCAATCTTGCATCAATGGTTACCACATTGTCCTCGTCCACATCCAATTTACACCATCGATCCAAAAGTGTCAGAGGATCATCCAGTGGAAGTTGAGAGATCTTCTCAACTGAGACTGGTGTAAAGTCCCACATGTCCACACAAACATTTACTCTCTTTCCTGAAATTGGTCTTCCTGTGTGAATATGACCGTGAATTTGTAGATCATAGTTTGCAACCAGGTCGTGTGGCATAGGATAATGACAGATAAAAACTCGTCGATCATCAGGTAACTGATAATCCAGTGCATAGTGAACTTCGTCAAATCCTGACTTCAACATCTTAGACACACTACTATCGTGATTTCCCTTGATCAAGATCTTTCTACCGTTCAACTGTTTTACTATCTCGGTGCCCTTTTGAGAACCACAAAGAAAAACATCACCAACGACATAGACTGTATCATCATTTGACACAGTTTTATTCCATCTCTTGATAATTTCATTGTTCATCTCATCAACTGTTTCAAAGGGCCTTCCGCAATACCTGATAATATTTTCATGACCAAAATGCATGTCTGAAGTAAAATAGTCCATTGTTCCTACAAAAAAGACAGATAAACTCTGCCTCTAACAGCTTGATTCAAGGCATGAAGATAATCTAGCTTTTTCTTTGACGCTCCAAATTTTTTCTTCTTTTCAATTGATTTATCAAGACGATTGCTAAAATCATTGTATAGATCATGCAAAAATATATCAGCATAATCAATCACTTTGGCGTCAGCGAGAGTTCTAGATAGACCATTAATTCCTTTTGCAAGATCATCTAGATCAATAGCATCAGGATTAACACCAGGGTTCTCTGTAAGCAATCTGTTCCTTGGCGTTCCACCTTCCAATAGATAGTTTGCGATGTCAGTCAAGAAGCTTCTAGGATTAACAGAGATCATTTCTAAATCAAAATTCTTTCGACACCTCGTTGAAACTCTTTTTCCTTTTCGAACTTTTGCAGTCACACCCTCTGTTCCAATGCTTATCGTAAGTGCTGCACCCAGTGCCGCATAAAGATTACCCATGATGTAACCTTTCAATCCCCTCTCGGGACAGTATCTCGCCCGCATCCAATCTTGATAACGAGGGAATGTCATCACCATGTCAACCTGAACATATCTTTCATCAGGTAGTTTCATAATTGCCATAGTTGGAGATGATCGCAACGTCTCTATGATGTCAACAATCTCAGGCTTGCGCTCCTCAACAAACTTAGCAAAGTCTGATTCATACGCAGCTTTAATTCGATTTTCTTCTTTGCGCCTCTCCCACTCTGTTCCTTGAAAATCTCGAGGAAAAGGAAGACTAACTAGATAGTCAACATCACCGTATGCAACATCATTGCGCTCCTCAAAGTCTATCATGCTATAAGCTGATGATCCCACAGCCTGGAGAGGACAAATCTCTGCCTCCCTAAGCTCTCGCCAATCATAAATCAGCTTCTTATATAGACTAATAGACTCTAGCGCGATCGACGGCGTGATGACAGTCGTCCGCGTCTTTTGTGATTTCAAACCACCCATATCTCACCTTATGATCATTATACCACATGATCAAGAGGTTTACATTAAAAATCGGATTCTTCTATCAAACCTTTATTGACGCCAGCTCTTAGTGCCTTTTTTCTAAGAAATCGAAGACTTTCTAAACATCGAGTAATCCGATCTCTTTCTTTTCTATCTCTCTGGGGTAACTGGTGTCGGATCGACTTCAACTCTGTGATAATCTTATCATAATCATCTACGTGTGCAGAAGAACCAAATTCCACCTCTGAGCCTTCAAAGGTATGATATCTTCGCTCTCTAGACTCATTAATAACACTCTGAATCAGAGTTCTCAAATCTTTTTTCGATAACATTATAATTTACCTCGCAGAATAATTATTCCTTCGCAAAGTAAACTTCAGATCAATCACTCTTCTTTGATCTTCCCTTCTTGCGTTTATTAGAGCGATCATCTCTCTTTTCTTTTAGTCCCTTTTTTGATCTTTTTTTCTCTTCTAATGACTCAATCATCATGTGAAGTCGTTGTCTTTCCTTAACAGCCCCGACATCTCTGCCAAGGCGCTGATCAAGCAGGGCAATCTGCTGCACTGGGCTTCTTTTAGCTCGCTCTTCAGCGAGAACACTTGCTCTATTTTGAAGCTCTGCTCGTCGAGCATGCCCCCTATTAATACGTGATCTAGGCATTTGTCATCCTCATGTTAGCTATTTTGCTCTTTGACTGATTTATTTAAAGCGTTCTCAACAGCGGTGTGAATAAATTTTCGTATATCATCATCAGATGGTGTTGCTGACGAGGGTAAACCTAAAGAAGACTTGACTACTTCTAAGAATTCTTCATTTAATTCTACCTCAAGATTTCCACCTCTGGGTAGATCAATAGACCGAAACGTCTGCTCTTTTTCATTGTGAAATTTTATAGTGTCGCTCATATAAAAATTATATTATCGCACGACCTAATGTTTAAGTTTATGATCTTAAGATTGACAGCTCTCTCCGAACAGCTTCTTTCTGCTGGGACTCTCCCACCTTAATCGGAACTGGTGGAGAGGTATCTTCTTTTCCCGGGCTCTTTGAAGCTGCCTTTTTTGTAGGTGCTGACTTACTTTTAGCAACCTTCTTCTCTCTCTTCTTGGGATCAGGTGCTGAGACCTTTGTCTGGGATGTCATCTCAATTCGTCCAGGTTTGTCATCGGGTTGGGGAACAGAATTGCCATCTGCACCTGCTGTCACAATATTCTTAATTGAATTTAAAAACTTGTAAAGTGCAATTCTCTCAGGCTCATCCATGTCTTCATAATACTCGATTAACTCCATCTTAATATCAGAATCTTTCAATGATCGCCCTGATCGGATATCATTGATTAGATCACGAATATCATTAAACTTAATCTCCTCGGGCATGTTATCAACAGGCTTCTGTTCCGGAGATGCTTCTTGTTTCTCAGGCTCAGGAGATGCCTGTTCAACATCCTCTTCGCGAACATCTGACTCTGACTCCCGATGAGGGCTGTCAACTTGGCCAGAAATCTTTTTTGACATCGCCATTTGATCTTGACGTGCAGATGTGTAATCATCTTCAGGAACGTCAATGGCACTTTTTGCCCTAGAAACAGACTCCTCAGCAATTAATCTGAGAAAAGTCTCGAGATTTCGCTTAGAAGTAATTTTTATCTTTTTCATTTCTTATTCCCACGACGCTGCCATACAACCCGATTTTGAGGGCGCTCACGATAAAGTTTGTTATAACGACGCTGAGGTAACGCATCTTGATCCTCTGCGTATTCCTTTATCTTCTCTTTGTGCGTAACCTCACGAGTTGCGATATCATCAACAAACTTGTCAAAATTGAACTCTACTTCTTCTAAATTTTTCTTATTGCTCATAACGATGTCTCCTCAATATTATTTATCTTGTTCATAAAGAAGTGTTATGTCAACAGCAGCTTCTTCATCTCCGTGCATCACATTTACTTCAAATTTAGAATCTGACGCATTAATCTCTTCAATTATCTCTCGGCCAGTTCCTAAGATTTTTACAGTATGAAAAGTTTCACCAAGGATAAAAGGCCGTGTGTCTTCCTTTGTTGTTAAGCTTAGAGTTCTCGATTGATCTTTGTTTACAATTCCTGACAACGCACCTGAAATAGTCACATTGTCAAATAAGACCTCACACGAGTAAACTGCCTGTTTTGATTCTTCGCCCATTAACAATTCAGGAGTGATCCTATCTGTTAAAGAATCACTCATAATCAAAACGTCGTTATCTGCACCTTCAATCTTAAAACTCACGCTCTTTCCTTTTATTCAAAATTAATTTTCTAGTTTGAATTACATCACTATAAATTTGATCAACAGATTTTGAGTATTCTAAATCTAGCTCAGTAACCTCATCTAAATCGTGTGTATACACCTCGACCCTAACAACATCTGAGTCAATTTGCAAAAATCCGTGGTGATCAGTCTCATCTTGATGCTCAAGAACAAATGCAACAAACTTACGAAGATCTTTGTAAAATTTAAACTTAAAAGATCTTCTAATCCTATTGGGTGACTCTAACATTTCCCATTTGGACTCTCCAACCTGTAAAGGCAGGCCGTTATCTACTTCTTCTTTAGAATATGCACCGAAAGTCTTAAGTACTATCTCAGAAGAATCTGATGATTCAAATAAACCGTTATTCTTGAATATTCTTGATACTGTTCTATTCTTAAGCATTCTTAGCGCCGCGCCCTTGTTTTGCGTATAACTTGTCAAGCTTATTACCAAATGCGCCTTTCAAGATTTTAGCAACAACTTGATCTGGTATCAGATGATATTGATCAATCACATCTTGCAAGATCAAGCCTTGTATGGGATTGTTTGTGCTGTGAGGTCGCTTGACTCTCTTTCCATGCTTTTTTGGGCTGGCAAATGTGTGCCACTTTGCCTGAAGATGCCTTGCATCCTTTATCTCCTTATCGTACATCTCCTTGTAGAGGCCTTGCGCAAACAGCTTAAAAGCAGCCAAATAAGCTGAATGATCTGGGCCTTTCCCCACCTTGAGATCGCTTAATCCTGTCTTGCCGCCATCGGGTAATACTTCCTCTACAGCTGGGTTTATTCCTATCACAAGATCTCTAAAGATCGTAAATGTTACAGCCTCAATATTATGCGCAGTTCCAAATTTTTCCATATCATATACAATAGGTAGCTTTTTACCAGGTGGGGGCAGATCTCCCAAGAGCTTTAGGTCGTCGTAGATAATATTTCGAACATTATTGAGACCCGTTCCAATCTCTTGCGCAATGAGCTTAATTAAATCTCCTAAATTCATTCTTCTAACAATGTCTGGCGTTAGCTTTTCAGCGCCCAGCTCAGCAGACACATGATTAGCCAAGGCTACCCCTGTCGCTTCCTCAACAGGGTTTAGATCGTATTCATGACCGGGTGGCAAGTCTTCTATATTACCCCTGGCCTCACCACTGTCCCCTTCAGCAGCTCCTGGGTCATCAAGATCAGACAAGTCTTCTGACCCTGGCGTGTATGATCCAAGCGCCTCCAAGGCTTCAGGATCCTGCTCTGCTGCCATGATCTCTTCATGGGATGGGGCACCCCATTCATCCTCGTCTTTTTTCTTGTCTTTCCATCGATGTTGAGATCCCATGGGCTCGTCACCCCACCTTGCACCGGGTCGCCATTCTGGATCACCTGGCTGTGGAATCATCCCAGGGCCGACTTCGATCAAAATCTTTCGAATTGCTGCTCGAAGATGGGATTCATTTTGATTCTTTTGTCTGGCTCTTTTTCTAGCATTTCTTGCCACTCGTTTTACCTGTCGCTTAACCTTGTCAGACTCATCCTCAGGTACCTGAGATAAAACAGATATTAAAGATTGAACTAGCTCATCTTCACTAGACAGCGGGTCACCTCCCAAACTGGGCTTCTCTTTCGCCTTTTTAAGGGGTTGAACATCCATAGTTTCATCAGGTTGCACGGGTGGTTCATTTATGACTCTCGGCGCTGATTTGTCACCGGTACTTTTTTCCTTCCCCGCGTCCAAAAATTCCTGAATAATTTGGCGTACGGCACTCTTTTTAACAACTACTTTCATTATAGCACCCTCAAGATAAATAACTTTCAATCTATAAATATTGAGGGAAAATTATTAATACAATCAATCACTAATCTATTTGTCCCAATGTCCATCCCGCAGCAGCAGTCACCAAGACGCCTCCTACTATGCCTAAGCCAAACCACAAACCATTATCAGGCCTAGAAGACTTTAAAAGCTGATCATTTAGAAATTCGATTTGTCCATTTTTAATCTCAAGGATATCACTATGCATCGTTTGACACGAAGTCAATGATGCTGCTATCGAATCAATCTCAAGCTGCATCTGTGCTGACTGAAGACCTATCTGCCTATCAATCTCAAGCTGGCACGTTTCTTGTGTATACTCTAAGTCAATCACCAACTGTGCTGCAGCTTCCACACTAAAAAGTGTACCTGAAAATGGGGCTGCGTCTCCCTCATCTAACGTCACAATCGATGCTCCATCCCACGTAGGTGGATCAGCTAATACTGGTGCAGCAACTAAAAATGAGCAAAGGTATAAGCTTAAAACCTTGCACCAGATGTTATCAAATCTCATTATTACCTCACAAATCAATAAATTATTCTATCTTTGTGAGATTACGTTAAATCAATCTTGGAGCAATCCTGCAAGTCGTTGCCATCGCTCCATGATTAAATTGTCAGACTTTTTCGTCCCCTCTTCAACTGGGTCGAAAGGAAGCGACACATTAAACTTACCTGATTCAAGACCTGTATAAATTGCTGACTTAGTCGCATCCTGATCTGGGCCCATAGTCTTGTGATCAACCTGGGGCATATCAGCTCGAGCAGGTGCTCCTGAGTTAGAAGGAATATCGCTTAAATTGCCTGCAACCTTTTTCGAAATTGCATCGATAACAGTTTCGTGGTCAGCACCCATCTCAAATCCTGCCCACTCAGCAACTTTCTGACTCTGTGCTGCTGCTGATAAAAACTCATTATTTAACAATGCACCCGGTGCGTTTGGATCAGTCTGATTTCCAACATTATCCTTGATCATCTGCTCGATGGTCTCAGAAGACGCTCCCAAAATATTCGTGGGAAAAGGATCGCTCTCTGACGGTTGGGGTAGATCTGGCGCTTTATGCGCAGCAACTGCTAGCTGTGTCGCAGCCAGCTTTTCCTCCGTGCCGCCTGGAAGATCCAAATCTCGAGCTACTATCTTTCCGCCACCCTCTTTTCCTAAGATTCCCCAAACACCGGACCACCGGTGATGACCATCCATAACCTCATTGCCTGATACTGAAATCTCTCCATGTCCCATCTTTTTAGTCAATAAATTCTCAAGCGCACCAATGCTAGAAAGGGGAAAGCTTACAGACTTCATTAGGTCAATCTCTCGCTGTGTAGGAATAAGCCCGCCAACGTCTATAGAGGAAGCTCCCCCAATATCAACGACATCATCTTCAACCTTATTGTCATAATCACCCTGTAGAACTGTTTTTAACAAATCGTCATCTGCAGTATTTACCAGACTTCTCACAGCAGCAGGTCCTGCCTTGACAGCAGCAGCCACCTGATCATCAAGCTCTTCAGCAGTTTCTGCCTCAAAAATTAGAGAAGTAATCGAAGAGACCCTTGTTTCTCCAGCAAGCTCTTCCTGGATTAGCCTTCGAATTCCAGCTCTTAACTTTTTCTCACTAAAACCCACAGTGATATCACCCCTTTAAGGTTCCAGCAATCTTCTGCCATCTCTCAAAGATAAATCGATCGGAAGTTTTATTTTCTAGAGACTCATCTTTTTTTGGAACGCCTTTCTGCCCTCTGCCAAACGCATTTGCGACTGATACCAACAATGGGATCAATGTTTCTGCATCGCCCTTGACACTGTGTACCCCTGAATGAGTCAAAGAACCGCCTGTCGCAATTCTGGCTCCTGACCATCGGTGGTGCCCGTCAAGAATTTCATTACCTGAAGTTACAAACGCTCCGCCCATATCAGATAGATCATTAACTTTCCTACCATGCAAAAATGCAAACAGGAGTGATTTTCCAGCTAAAATATTACTTTGAGTCGGCTCCATCTGCCCATTATTCAAAGTTCCGTTAATTCCCACCTCAATTTGATCGTCAGCTCGAGTTCCATCAAGCTGCCCCTTTGTAAGAAAAGCCAAGGCTTTTCCTACCAACTCTTGTCGAGTTGCTGCAGTCTGCTTTTCACCTCTCAAAGGTGCGCCAGGCATTTGTGAATTTCCAAACCGAGGAAATCTATCTTCAAAAATTGCAGAAGCTAACCTAGAATAACCTTCTTCTTTTTTGTCAGGCTCATTGGGAACTTCCCCCTTTTCAAAAGCTGCCCTATCTTCATCAGAAAGATCACTAAACCATTTTTCAAAGTTAGCTTGATTACCAGCATCTGGCGATTCAATATCAACTGTATACTCTCCTCCCGGAGAAAGTGCATCTGCTACCTCATCGGCATCACCTCCCTCGAGAGCGGGCATATCTTTTTTAGCCGGAGCATTGCTTGGTAACTTGCTAGAAACATCCTTAATGCGCTTCTCTAGAGTAGATTGACCTATTTCATTTGCCCAAGCTGCAAGACCTTTTGGGCCACCAGCTTTTTCAAATGCACCTGGTGACCATCTCGTTGCAGTCGCGATGGCCTGAACTAATGGTGCATTCTCATCGCCTGAGGTTAGCTGCTTCCAAGTGTCAGGATGCTTTAGATCTTTAATATTGGTCATCGTGCTCACCGCATTATAACCACCGGGATTTGGCTCTGGTTCAGCTGGATTATCTTTACCTTCCGCCTCAGCTAAAAAACGATATGGATCATACGAATTTCGAACAAGTCTCTCAAAAAGATCTCGACGTTGGGTCATTCTCTAGTCCTCTATATAAAGTTACTTTGACAAAGGTAAATATTATCTAGAGAAACATTATTCCACATGGATTTTAAAACCAGTGATCTCTGAAAGCCTCTTGGTGATTTCATCAGCTGATTGATCTGATTTTAAGAGATTCTCAATTTCCTTTCTCTTTTGATCATTAAGATCTTTTTGCTCTGCTCGATATGACTCTTCAACCTTTAGCATCACCTCAATCGCTCTTTTTTGTGCCTGATCTCTTAGTTCAATCTCTTTCTGATGCGCTCTTTCTAAGGCTTCTAATTCCTTTTCATAATCCTCGCGAGTTCTTTCTAACACCTTAGATAAGTTGGGCGGCCGCCTTGTTATGAGAAAAAGAACAACTGGAACAGCCATTCCAACAAATAGCTGCCAGTTTTTCTTAGTCCACGCCCAGCATTTACGCAGGGTTAACAAGGTGGCCGCCCAGGTCATTTACGAACCATGCCTATAGGCTTTCATTGCATCAACAGCTGCCTGACCTCCGATATAAACAATAGCAATCATACCCCAGGTTTCTGAAGTAAGACCATCCCATATCATTAGTCCTGTTGCTGTAAGAAACACAAAAAGCTTTCTAGAGATTAATTTCTCCATAAGCATGTCAAGTTTGCTTTGCTTAACTTGTAGATCTTCAGACATGCTTACTCGCTAGACTCATCTGATTCAGTCGTTCCGGTCGTCTCTGTTGTCTCAGTCGTTCCAGTCGTCTCTGTTGTCTCAGTTGTCTCAGTTGAGGCTTCTTCAGTTGCGGCTTCCTCAGAGGCTTCCTCAGAGCTTTCCTCAACATCATCACCAAGTCCGGGCAAAGCCGGTACAAATGTGCATTGACCATAGGCCGTTGCAACAACTAGGGCACCGGCGACGAAGCTAATCTGCACCTTCCACCGAACCCATAGTTCCTTTAATTTACTCATCTTTCTTCTCCTAATTAATTAAATCATCGTCATCATCATTTACAAAAGGCATTATTAAACCTTTAGATGACCCTACTGTACTTGACTCAGATGATATGTCATACAGTGAGCTTAAAAAGCTAGCATATTCATACGCCATCTCAAATTGCACCTGGGCTAGATTATTAATCATCAGACGATTTTGTTTAATTACATCAGTCAGTTCAACAACTTTTTCACTCATCTCAGCAAGACTCTTAGACAAAAGTTGTATTTGCCGTTGCTGCTCAGAATAAGTAGGATTGCTTCCGCTTCTTCCCAATAACATGTTAATTATGTTCACAATTCTTTTTCCTACGTTAAGAAGAGAAAGGACTCTCCTCTTCAAGTATATTAAACAGTTTTTCAGCATCTGTTTCAGATAAGCTAGCCTTTGTCTTATTTCGCTTTTTTTCGATAAGCTCATCTAACATATCCAATAAACTTGAATCTTCCAATCCAACCCTTAGTGCAAGCTCCTCAAATGTCTCTTGCATTGACAAGCCCCGCTTAAATAATACAGTTCTAAAAGCGGAATGTGTTTCCTTGTTTAGGTTGATATGAACACTCTTCTTCTGAACAAAATCAGAATAAGACTTATCAGACACTACGCACCGCCGCCGGCAGGGCCGGCGCCAGCGGCAAGAGGTGTGGCCCCTGGATCAGGATCATGATCAATTTGCTCGGTGCCGTAATCAAGACGAAGCTTCTCCTCGAACTCATCAGAAACTTCAAGTCCGTACTTGTTAGTCAGAAACTCTGTCGTCCTTTGAATGATTACTGAGGGTATATCCAGAAGATTATCATAATTTGTGATCAGGTTGTTGACGTTCTCAGTAAAGCTTGAGATGTTAAGGGGCGCTCTCACACCGCCCACATCTACATCAGCTTCAGCAGGTTCATCTCGCCCAGAGTTATCAACGGTCTTGCTCACCTCAAATCCGGCACCAGAAATCTGTCCCACCATCTTTTGAAGCTCAGCCTCGGGATCATCTTCAACAGCCTCCTCACCTTCCTCATCCCCCTCAGCCTCAGGATCATCCTCGACGGGATCCTCTTCACCCTCAGCGTCTTCTTTTTCCTCATCCTCAGGCGCCTCAAAGAGAAAATTCATCACCTTCTGAAGCTTGAATGATTCACCGGTAATTCCTGCTTTCTCATAGTCAATCTGCTCAATGGACCCTTCTTCGTAGGACGTTAACAACGCATCGATCTGATCATCAAGTGAGGTGGAGGATCGATTGGCACCTTCAGAGAGCACACGCATCTCTTCATTAATCAAGCCTCTAAGAGTATGTCTGGAGAGCTTCATGGTCTTATCCTTGTTTCTGAGTTCCAGCTTTCATTTTTAAATAAACTTGTTTCATGGCATTATCAACATCTTCTGGCTTGCGCTGGGCAAGATTTTTTGCATCAAATAGAGCTAAAATCTCTTCAATCATCTTTCGAAATACTGGAAACTCTGAAGAAAGTAGGCCTTTAGAAGCAACAATCTGATCTTTGGCCCACATCCCAACTTCCATTCGTGCTGCCATCTTCTCCTTATCTTCCCCTTGACCGGCTTCTGCAGGTGCTTCAATTCCCTCTGTGGATCCACCGCCTTCAACGTCAGACCCAATGTCTTCTTCGGAGTCTTCATGCAACCTTGTCATCTCTTCTCGAATAATTCTCTTAAGCTGTCCTTTTGTAACTCTCATTTTTAAATTCCTATTTTAAAGCTTTGGCAATCTTGTCAGCTCTCTTGAAACGCTCATCAATCACACCCCAGTCAAGCTCTTTCATCATAGCATAAATATACGTCTTGCGGTTATTAATATAATCCCTATAATAAGAATGCTCCCAGCAATCTAAGACGATGACAGGATAAAAACCTGCAGGAAGATTGGAATTATGCAAGTCAACAATACAGTTCACATATGTCTGTAAAAATGTGCTAAACCCGGTCACCACCCAACCATTTCTTGCAGAAAGTGCACAGGCAATAAAATCCTTCTGCCATCGATCAAATGTTCCAAAGTCTCTCTCTATTCTCATAAATGCGAGAGAATCCATGTTAACCTGACTGCGAACATCGCTGATATTAGCAAAGAAGAGCTCGTGCAAGTGAACAGCGTTGAGGTTATAAACCTCATCGATCTTAAGTGATCGATACTGGGAGTGATTTAGGCTCGCAGCTTCGCGATCAACAGCATCAAGCTCAGCGCTAATCCGATTCAAAGTTTTAACATACTTCTCATAAAGCGTTTTGTGTGCCTTTTTATTCTTCGCACTGAGTAGCTCAGTGGGAAGATCAAATTCCTTGATCTGTGCCACATAGGCCTCATTTAGAGTTTTTTCAGTTTCAGAATCAAGACCTAAGCTTTCTCTCACCAGGTCTCTAATATCGCCATTTTTTAAACTATCCATAATTTATAACCTATGTGTCAACTGTATAACGCTGGGAAAGCTCATCTTTGCTCACCTCAAAGTCCTTCACGTCACCTGGGCTTCGATCCAGATCTTCTCGGCCAGGAATTGAAGCATCTCGGCCGGTAGCGTCTTTCTCAGGAAGATCATAACCTCGAAGAACAACCGCGTGACGCTTACTAGGATCAGCGTTTGCATCAATTTGATTTCCCTGGGCATCCAAAAAGCTCACAACTGTGTAAAGCAATTTGGAGTCATCATCATCTGACTTCTTGCTAGGGTGTTGTTTTAACTTACTCTCGATTCCCAAATCCAATATGTTTACCTCAACTGGGCCTTTTGCCTTATTGTCATCATCCTTTGAATCATGATCATCCTCAGACTCATGATGTGCCTCAGTGAGAAATCGTCTAAGCTTTCTCTCATACTGCTCTCTCATCATATTGATGATCTCAGCTTCAGTTAAAACGGACATCAAGATTCCTCCGAGAGGCCAGCTAATAGCGACCAACGATCTAGTGTTTGATTTGTCTCAGCAATTAAATCTGCCTGATTATTCTTGCCAATTCCCTCAGTCATCTCTTTGAACATTGCAACGACGTCAGAAAGATCCAAGTCGATAACAGCGAACTCGCCATATCTCTTGCTCTCAGCTATGCTAGCCTTCTTAAGAACTGCCCTAATAGCTTTTCTATTTCCAGGCTTAGTCGCATTCCAAAACTCAGATGCTTTCTTTGACTTAAAGTTTTGCTGCTGAAAATATCTCTTGGGCTTTTTGCCCTTCTTCATCCAATAGTTTACCGCTCTCTGCACAAGGTATCTAGATTGATCATCATTGAGGCCAGCTTGCTGTAATCCATCTAAGACGTTCTTACCCACAAGATAGACGATATCAATAGTGCCTGCATTACCAGCAACACGCTTGTTGGCGCCCTTGATATTCCGTCGAACATCAGGTTCGTTAGCAACAACACCTGCCTTGGTAAAACCACCGGTATGCATGTTATAAATCTTATCGCGACGCTGACGCTTAAATCGGATCTTAGTGGATTCTGGGCCATGCTCACCTGATGAGATGTTACCGAGGCTTGTCTGCAGATCATCTGAGTTAACATAGATATCATCATCCATCAAGCTCTTGAGAGACTTAACATACGTTGCGCCGCCCTGGCCATATCTTTGTTTTAATCTCTTCGCCGACTTTGACTTGGTCTTCTCAGCGTCCTTTACATAACCTGCAAACGTGTTCTTCTTTAAAACACGATAGACGTGAGCACCCTCTTCAGCATCAAAGACGCACACCGCGATGGGCCCTTTTCCTTTCGCTGTGTCAACAATTGGAGGGTTAGGATTAACGGGAGGCGGTGGAGGTGGATCAACTGGAGGCACTGGAGGCTCCGGTCCTGGACCTGGATCGGGACCTGGATCGGGACCTGGATCGGGACCTGGGTCTGGACCTGGGTCTGGATCGTCGTCAATTGGGTCAACGGTGATATCTTCATCGTCACCTTGTTTCTCACCCAATAACTTTAGAGCATCCTGAACCACGCTAAGCTGTTGAGCTCTAGATTGATGTAATCCAATTCGTCGCATCACTAAGATTAGAATTCCGCCTGCAGCCAAGCCCCAACCAAACGTAGATAAAACTCCTAAAATGGCAGCACGCATTAAAAAATCTGGACTAGATTGAATAATTGACTCACCAAAAGTTGTTCCAATAGACTCAATCTGGGGTACACGCTCGGTCATAGAAGTTGTAAGTGCGTCACCGATCAGCTCTCTGTCAAATTGAAATGCTGACCAATCACCGCCGCCGTCTGGTCCAAAATAATCAGCTACAGTCTGATTTGCATTATCTGGATGGGCAGAGAAATCAAAGTGCTCTGCCCACTTCGCCTGAAATTCGCTATCAGAAAGGCGAGAGATATCTGCGTATTCTCCTAAGGGGATATCCACACCGCCAGGGGCTTGGGCCAACTCAGCAAACTCGCTCATAGACATATTTTGAACTGCTTCAGGAGAGGTCTCAGATATCCTAGCAACAAATTGCGTTAGCCCCTCTCCGTCACCCCAATAATACTCAGGGCCGGGGACATTCTGTTCAATAAAACCGGTTACTTCATCGTTAAACACTGTCCACTCTTGATTAATCACAGAGTCATGATTAAGATTCATCCACTCATTCATCCAAGCTGCAAGACCATCAATAAGGCCTAGCTTGTCAGCAAGAAGACCAATCAGGGGCCCTGACATCATAAGTAACGGAGCAAGCTTGCTCCGCATCTTTTTCATCACTGGGGATTCCTTTGATGTGGTACCAAGGTACTTAAACTTTACCCTCTCACCAGTTTTAGGGTCCTTGTAGCTATTAAGTGCATCTGCTGGCGCCTCTTCCTTTTTTTCACTTAACAAATCATCATTTAAAATCGATATGAGAGAATGAATTTCATGAATCCTCTGCTCTCTTTTCTCTCTCTCAACAGACTCCTCAACTTTGTAAACTGATGCTAGATCGTAATCTCGATATTGCGCCAGAACCCGGGTTAAAGCAACAGTCTCAGAATTGAAAATTTGTACAGCAGCAAGATTGTCTTTATCGACACTGTCCTTTCGCTCACGATAAAGTTGATATATCGACCCTAAAACCGCAGAAAAAACATAGGCATCAGCACCCGTTGTTGCAGCCCTTTGTCCTTCCTTGCCCGCCTTTTTTCTAGGGTCGGAACCTGCGGGTCCCACACCTGTGTCGGCACTTTCCCCCTCACCTCCAAGACCCTCTGATGCCTGCATGACTTTTTCATAAAAATCAGGAAGGTGAGCTTTTACATCCTTGTTTGTGATGTTTGGAAAGTTAGCAGTGAGATCATTTCCTTTAATTACAGAAAGTAACTCTTGAAAGTATGCCTCACTGTGCTCCGCCATTATCGCCTGAAATTCTTCTTGTGCCGTGTGAATTCTTGCCTTTGATGTCAGCTTTCCCTTCCACTTCTCAAAATTTCCTAGCTTGGCAAGGGTGTCCTTTAAGGGCGCATTCATTCTCTTTATGCCCTTAACATACATTCCTTTAAGCTTGGAGCCTAGTTCTCCAAACTTAATCTCATTTATTAACTCATCTAGCTGAGCTTCCGTAATAAGACTATCATCTTCAACTAAACCCATTAGAGAATAATTCTTTCGTGAGTACTCTAACAAGGCGAGTTCATTAACTAAAGACATGTTTAATCGCTCCAGTGACACAATCTAGTTATAATTATGCAGCAAAAGATTAATTTATGGCTTTGATGATATAAGACAGACACTTATTCTTTACAGACAAATCAAGATAATTCTAGCACTTCTATACTGCTAAAGTTTAATTATTTCAATGCCCGCTTCAGTTAAAATCTCAAGGCTTGATTGATCACGATATTTCTCACCATAAACCACTCGGTCGATTCCAGAGTTAACAATCGCCTTCGCGCACATCCTGCAAGGTGACAGGGTAACATATAACGTCTTCTTCTTTGGATTGTTGTAATCCATTTTCAGCAAAGCATTTATCTCGGCATGCAGCATGCCTGACTCACCGGGCGTCTCTGATTCAACCTCATTTGGGCCACCCTTATAGTTACCGTTGTAACCCACGGCCAGAACCTGGGTATTATCTTCAGTCACAACAACAGCACCCACCTGATGTCTGGGATCATATGATCGCCTTGCGATAACCTGTGCACAATTCATCCAGACGTTATTCCAGTCAGGCCTGCTCATCTTCCTTCTTTTCCTTTACAACCTTTGTAGATTTCGAGGTCTTTGCCTTGGTGCTTCTTCTTTTTCTTGTCTTAGGCTTATCAAATAAATCCTCGACATGCTTATTCTTTGGAAGCTGGAATCCTGCAGCTTTTTTATGTCCACCCCCGCCAAATCTCTTAGCAATTTCCGACACGTCAACTGTCTCATGAAAGGCCCGAAGGCTCACCTTTGTCAACTTGTCATCGTGATCCCAATACCAAATCATTGCAAAGTCACAGTCCGGGGCAAGACGAGCTCCGATCTCCGACATCCAGTGGGAGGCATTTACAACCATCACATCCATACCGTCAAATTTTCTAAGGGTAGCCTTTTCACAAACTTTCTTTACCACCGTTTTTGAATAAGCAAGAATAAACGAACCTCGTTTTCTAGCATCGTCAAATACAGAGTCATCTTCAAACTTTTCAAATTCTTCAAATTCAAATGGCACCATATCAAATGCTGCACTAAATTCTTTCGAATACTCTAGCTCCCATGTCCAAAGATCACGATCTTGAATGTATCGAATAAATTTAGGCGGCTCTTTCCCAGGATGAAAAAACTCCCAGGAAAGTATTGCTCCGCTCTTAGTCATATCAAAATGAGTATTTGAAATATCGTGAAGCTCTACCATTGCTGACTTGTGATGATCGATAATCAATAATGCGTCAGCATCCTCAATCATCTGCTTAGTTGTTGCATTATCAAATGAAAAATCGAGAATTACAACATTCTTTCCAGATACATCAGGTGGAGGCGTGCCGTGTTTGCAGGCATGATACTCAGCACGATTTCCAAGCAGCTTCCAAGCAGCATAAGCAGCACCAAAGCCATCGGTACAATCTGCATGATATATCACGCAATTCACGCTTGTTGGTTCAACCAGAGCCATGGTGGTTCCTTTGATTCATAAAGTCATGATGCTCCCAACACCGGGGTTCATAAAGCTCAGCTCCCCCTACGGTGATCTCATTCATGTCTTCAAATTTTCTATATGTGTAATATGCATCTCTGCCAGTGATAGGGCAGACAGCGGGACAAACTTCTATTTTAGTTGCCCAAGGCATCATGTCTTTGATCTCATCAAAGACATTACCAGTAGCTGAAAGCTGCAAGGAAGATACCACAACAGTCTTTCCAGACCGAAAAATATCTAGCAATGCAGGCGCAGAACCCTTAATCATAAAGGCTTCATCAACTGCCACAACATCAAAATCTTCTTTTCTATCGCTAACGTTCTCTATAATTTCATCTCCTGATCGTACGCACACAGCAGAAAGACTGCCTCCCGAATGTGTGCTGATATCAGTGTGAGAATATCTATCGTCCATCAATGGTTTGAAAGCAATTACCCGCTTATTCTGATAGCGATAACGATCTACAGCTGCGAGCAGCCTCGTCGTCTTAGATCCGAACATTGGTCCGGTAAAAATGATAAACTCAGGATCATTGTTAACCCCGTTCTTCATCTGACGCATCAGAATTTTTCTCCTTCTCATCAGCGGTGAGGTGTCGATCATAATCATCATCTAACCGAACAGGAGAAAGAGAAGGCTTATCTCCTATCTCGATTATTTCGCAGTCTTCTAGCGCTTCAATTCGATATGGGCAACCTGACTGGACATTTAAAACGTCCCCTGGATTAAAAATTCCAATCCTATACGGATACCGTTCTGGATTTTTTACTGTTCTTTCATCGCCAAACATCACCTTTGCCTTTCCCACTCGAAAGAATAGTGCCTCATTTTTAAGCGGGTGATACTTTAAGCTAGTTCGGTAGCCCTTTTTTAGAAAAAGTGTCTTTCCTGTCACCCCTCCAAAACTTGACCATTGAATCTCCGAGCCCCACGGCTTGTCAGACTTTGCAGACCCAGACCGCCAGGCGGTTTTTGCTTCTTTTAATGCCATTAACATGCGTCCTCCTACGATTTTGCTAGAATATGAGGCGTTCCCTCATAAAGACCAGAAAAGGTCTGAACGCCCCACTGAGACTTAATAGAAATTTCAGATAATTGTTTCGCTCCACAATATGACATACCACTCTGAATGCCCTTCTTCAAATTAATAATTATCTGATTAACGGGCCCTTTACTCTTTACATAAGTTCCTACTCCCTCATCTGTAGGAAGATTCGTTCTAGTGCTCCCGTACCGGGAACGCATTGCTTCTTGTGAAGCCATTCCTCGAAATTCTTTCATGACACCATCTTTGGTGGAAACCATCTTTCCGGGTGTCTCAATAGATCCTGCCAACAAGGAACCAATCATCACAAGATCAGATCCGGCTGCAAAAGCTTTTACAGCGTCACCAGAACCTCTAATGCCACCATCAGCGATAACCTTCACACCTTGAATATCAGCTTGAGCGCAACACTCAAGCAAGCATGAAAACATAGGAACCCCGTGTCCAGTAACAACACGCGTCTTACAGCAAGATCCCGCACCAATGCCAACTTTTACACAATCTGCGCCCCATGAAGCAAGATCATTAACAGCATCAGGTGTTGCAACATTACCAGCAACAATATAAATCTTAGACTTAAAATACTTTCTCAAGTCGCGCAACGCAGTGCGCATCATTTCAGAATGGCCATGTGCAATATCAATAATAAAATGACGTGCGCCTGCTGAATAAAGTGTTCGGGCCCTGTCAATGCTGTCACCATTGACCCCTATGGATACAAAACAATTAGCATTTGAATCTGTAATCTTTTCATACATCTTCAAATTTTCATCTATCGTTGAAAATCTATGCAAAGCTCCAACTGCACCCAGTCCCCACATCTCAGTAGCCATCGCTGGGCCAGTAATTGTATCCATATTTGCAGAAATAACAGGAATCTTTAACGAAAAATCTCCAATTTCTACCGAGGTACTTAAATCACTACGAGAAAAACAGTCAGTAAACTTCGGAATAAGAAAAATATCATCGAATGAATAATATGACTTCATAGCTTCTATGACAAACCCCACCACACTAGTGTCTTTTCAAGACCTTCCCAGAATCCAATCTTTGGATCGTATCCTAAATCTTCCTTTGCTCTCGTTACATCTGCTTTTGTATGCATCACATCCCCTGGGCGCCAAGGCGCAGTTCGAACAACTGTGTGTGGGAATCTCTCTAGAAAGAATTCAGCAATCTGATTATTAGAGGTCCTATCGCCACAAGCAATGTTATAACACCTTCCTTGAAATCCTCCTTCTATATCTGACGTTGCAGCAAGCAAATTCGCATCAATTACATTGTCAATATAACAATGATCTCTTGATTGTGTTCCATCACCATCTGATCTCAAAGGCTTCGCTTCCTTTGTATTGTTACACCAGGCAGAAATTACCGTTGAGTAAGGTGAATCTCCATACTGCCCTGGCCCAAAAACATTAAAATATCGCAAACAGACAATATCAATATTATAAAGCTCACAAAAGATTTTTGATAAATCTTCTACAGCAGATTTTTGCCAAGCATACGGGGACTTGGGGCTCTTGGGCTGTGTTTCAGGGGTTGGCATTACTTCAGCCCCGCCGTAAATTGACGAAGACGAAGCCCATACAACTCGATCTACATTGTCCCTACAGGCTTCAAAAAGTCGTGTAGTGGACCAGACATTCACCTCTGTCGTAAAGCCAGGGTTTTCAACTGAAAATGATACACGTGGAACAGCAGCCTGATGAAAGACAACATCGTACATCTTTCGCTTGATTCTTGCCAAAACACCTGGATGCGCAAAGTCATCCTGTATTACAAGAACATCCTTGTCAGCACGCGCAGCATCTTCAACTTCTTCAAAATCAACAAGCATTGTTCCAGCAGCAGGAAGAACCCGAAGCTTTAGACCCTCAAGAAGCTCAAGGTGCCCATTGTACATGTTATCCACAACATCAACAGTCCAGCCTTCCTGGACGAGTCTATGAGTAAGGTTGCTTCCAATGAATCCGCAACCTCCCGTTACTAAAGCTCTTTTCATAATTTCTCCATAATTTCGTTTATATTTTAATCAAGAATGTGAGCAGAGTTTAAGTTAAATCTCATTCGTACAACATCATTTTCTTGACTTAGTTGAAACTCATCATATACACATTTGGTTAAATAGTACAGGAACTTTAAATCAGTCTTTAATTTATTTTTTACATCTGTTGATCTTAATACAAAATGCATATCAAGAATGTTATCTCGATAAACACCTTGAATAAATGAGATACACGAATCATCTGCGTATACAAACCTTCTAGAAGAAAGATTTTGTATTAGATTATACTCATTCTTTCCTGACCGCTCGTCCCTAATCTTTTCCAAAAATCTGGTAATAATTTCACGATAATACTCTTTTTCGCCCTGCGTTTCAAGAACACTCTCATCTATCTCTGAAAATGTTCCATCATCATAAAATGTAAACGTTATTGGTGTGGCTTCATTTCTAGGGCAGCTATCAGCAAAACGCTGAATAAATCTTGAAATATCAGACAATGATAGCATCTCGAGCTTATCAAGATAGCTTACAACCTTTTTAGCATTCTCATCTACTTCACCGTCAATTAGACAACACACGTTTGGTTGATACATCAATCGGGTAAATCTCCCATAAAAAAGTTCATACACTCGACGAAGAGATGTCAAATCTTGAAGCTCATCACCCCTTAGATTAAATCTTTTTTCAATTTCTGAAAAAGACGGCAATAAAAATATCATCCTATTATTTAGATCATACATTTCTTTTTGATGATTTTCTCGATGTCTAAATTGATCACGACCGTAAAGATCAGCATATACCATCATTGACAAAGATGATCTATCTTGAATGTTCCATCGAAACTTGGTTAGCTTATGGATTTTGTTATAAAGTGAAGTTTTTCCAGAAAGATCTGGCCCTTCAAGAATTACCGTTGTAGACGGAAAACGTATCATCGTAAGCACACCCTCAAGATTAATAGTACTTACAAAATTTCAAATGTTCAGTGTTTTTATAGACCAGCGATCTTAGACCAATATTCAGCCAGGCCTGGAGGATCACATGATTGATAATCATCAGCTTTTCCATCTCCTTCGGGTTCAACAACAAAAGTCTCAATTGAAAGATGTGGAAATCTCTCACCACACATATCCATAATCCTATTTAAATTTTTTGTCTGATCATCATAAAAATACAGTTTTTCTGGGTTGTATTTTTTAACAAGCCCTGATATTACGATTAGCTTATCCTCGGGTTGACCTCCACGAATTACTTCACCCTCAGGACCGTATTTATCATCTCCCGTTGTATAAATGTCTGTTGGATCAATTCTAACTCCCGCGCTGGTTAAAATATCATGAATCTGATCTCTATTTTTTCCACTAATCGGCTTTCCTTTTCTGTCCCTAAAGGCAGACGATGTTGTAGCCCTTGCTGTGACAACAGCAACCTCAGTGTCTGGTCGATGTGAAACATCCTTTAAAATGCTGAGAACATTATTGAGGGGATCGTGGTTTAAGATATAATAAGCTTGAGAATAGTCTCTGGTGTCTTTTTTTCTAAACTCATGTCCGTACTGATCAACTGTTACCTTCTCATATACACCAAACGCAAAAGAATCTAAAAAGACAGGATCATCGGGTGTTCCAGCACCGCCAGATTCTTCATCCCATTCAATGTTATTTGCATGAAGAAATTCTTTAAATGATCTGTTAGGGCCTCCAACTGCAACCTCAGCACCGTCAGATCTTCCCACACCCACAAGAGTATCAGTTACAGCTAGCGTGTCGTCAAAATCAAAAATATAAATTGCTTTAATTCCGTAAATCTCTGGGCCGTAATGAGAAGGAGTTTCTAAAGCCTCTTCTTCAGGCTGTTCCTTAATCATTCTTAGCTCTTCCAAGATTAAAGATCTTAATTTATCGTGAGTAATCTTCATAGTGTCCTCACAGTAAATATGTCGAACGATGACCTGTTTACACAACAACAGGCTTCATTTTTGCACCTGATGAAGAGGCACCCCAGTTCGGATCATTCGCAGCATCAATCATCCAAAGTGTATATAACGTCGCATCTCTAGGAAGAAAGCCCCAGACACGAAGCCAGGTTGAATTATTATCACTGTCAATCATTTTAAGTCGATAGAATTTCTTACCCTTCTTAGTTCTCTTCTCAACAATTTCTTGAATACAGCCCCAGACAATTCCTCTCTGACTACCTGACAATGTGGTGATTGGTGGAATGTCAGCTTTTTCAAGCTTTTCCAAAACATTATCAGGATAAATCAGATCTCTTGGTACTGTAGACGTGATATCTTGATAGTTGTTTACCTTTTCAGCCCTAGACCAGTCAATTGTGCCAGAAGATAGTTCAATTAACTGAGGAATAATCGGAGATGCTCCCATCTTCTTTGCTTTTCTCATCGTCATTCCAAACTTACTTTTTCGAAGATTGTCATAATTTTCAAGAATAATTTCATAAATTTGCTTATGATTTTCAATCAATCCCGATGACATTTCTTCTAAAGATCCAAATGCTTCAATCTTGCAAAGTGACTCAAAACATCGCTTGTTCATCTTAGAATGTTTCCACACACCGTCGCTGTCATACAAGAGATTATCAAGATTTTTATATGGTCGCATCTTCATAATTTCACTAACAGCGGTGTCACCGACACCCTTTACTGCGGTCAGAGGGGGAACAAACGCTTCAATTTCATCAGAATACTCCCATGAAATGCCCGAATAATTGATATCGGCTGGCGCAAGTTTATATCCCATTTGCTTAATTTCACCAATTGTCTTAGACAATCCCTTCGGATTATTATTTTCAGATTGAAGAATTGTTGCCAACCACTCCTTTTCATAATGTGTGTGAAGCCAAGCTGCATAATACGAATCAATTGCGTAAGCAACAGCGTGTGATTTATTAAAGCCATACACAGAAAAGAATTCAATTCGATCAAATAGGCTGTGCAGCTTATCTTCAGGCAAGCTGTGAAGCTTCTTAGCACCTTCGACAAATTTCTCTCTTAGGGCATCTCGCTCTGCACCTTTCTTCCCAATGGTATCCAGCGATTTTTTAACAAGCGTCTTGCGCATCTTGTCAGACTCACCGGGAGTAAATCCAGCAAGCTTTTGTGCCAGAAGCATAAACTGTTCCTGAAAAGTGATATGACCGAATGTCGGGCCCAAAATTTCTTCAATGATTGGATGATCATACTTGATCTGATCGGCTCTTCGCTTATCATTCACATACTTCTTGTGAACATTCGCTCGAAGAGGCCCTGGACGATAAATCGCAGTCAAAGCAGCAAGCTCTTCAATAGAAGACGGCTTAGCATCTTCACAGAATCTTCTTGCTCCTTCTGCAGTAAATTGAAATACTCCCGTCTTTCTTCGCTGGTGATAGACATGCTCCCATACTTTACTATCGTCTAGAGTATTATAGCGACAATTGATATTATCATCAAAAAATGTTTTTATTTCTTGAAATGCTGGATTTTCATTTCCCTGCTTCTTTAAAATCCTGCCAATACAATTTTCCACATCTTTTAGCAGGGTCAGACCGAGAAAATCAAACTTAATAAATCCATTATCTTCTAGATTTCTAAAGTTCATGCCTTCAGTCCACGGTGTCTGAAGTTCACCTCTGACGCCCACTAGCGGCATTGACTTTTCAAGGTCTTCAGCAGGCGCAATAATTACTCCTCCAGCATGTCTACCAATACTTCTATTCTGCATGAATAGAGACTCAATGTGATCCTTGACCTTTGGATATTTTTCCATAAACTCACGATAACGCTTAGAGTGAGTCATGCAATCCTCGTGTTTCAAAACAAAAACAGACTTTTCAGTATTTTCATCTTTGACCTGGGGCATTACCTCAAACTGCAGGGGACCAGTAACAGCATTTACCTCATCAAAAGGAACATCATAAAATTTAGAAATATCTTTGACAAGTGACTTTAGCTTTAACGTGTTGAAATTTGAAACAGGAATTACAGCATCATCACCGTAAAGTTCTCGAGCTGCATCAATTAGAGCATCTCGATCCCCAGCATCAGAATCAATATCGGGCCAGCTAGTTCGATGCCGTCCCAAAAACCGATCCCATAGAAGACCGTATGGAAGTGGATCGAGCTGTGTAATTCCCAAAAGATAATTTACAATACTTCCTCCACCAGATCCTCGAGCAGGCCCAAAAAGAGTTCGATCTTCCGCTTTGTGAAAAACCTGATACATCGTTAGGAAATAATTTTCAAATCCCAAATATTTGATATCAGCAAGTTCAGTCTTGGCCCTAGATACATACTCATCATTATCAACCAAGTCCTCCTTAACTAGCCCTTCCTTGACGAGATCTAAGAGCTGTTGAAAAGCAGTTTTCTTTGGAGTGTTGAAATTTGGAAGCTTTACCGATTGATCAATCCAGGTATCTTCGCACATCTCCCAAGCAATATCATGGGTCCGCTCAATTGCGTCACGAACTCTTTCTTGCGTCCCATTGTAAAAGTCATGCTTATCATAATGAAGCATATACTCATCCCACATCTGAGAAGCATTTTTAGGATATAATTCACATTTTAGATCATCGAATTCGGGCAACGGAGAAACTGACTTTCCCATCCATCCTAGCTTCTTATAAAGCTCACGAGCTTCCCATTTATTTGGGCCGTAATAGTGAGAATCAGCAGTTGCGATTAGAGGAATTCCAGTTGTTTCTGAAAGAGAAAGCAAGTGCTTGTTGACAGAGTGCTGTGCATTAAGCTTATTGAATTGAAGCTCAAGAAAGAAATTTTCAACCCCTACAGCGTCAACAAAACGGTCTGTTATATTTGACAAAGTCAATTGGATCTCCTCAAAAGAGGCACCTGATGCCTCGCCCCGAAGAACTCTATTTGACATGATCCCACCTAAGCACGCGGTAGAAACAATCAATCCTTCACCGTGCTGCTTAAGCATCTCAAAGTCAATTCGAGGAAACCGATAAAACCCATGTTTATAGGACTTCTTAATTAGAGTAAAAAGGTTGCCTAACCCCGTCCGATTCTTAGCAACTACAACAAGATGATATCTTCGCTTCCAGTCATCTTTGTCCACGTCAATAGTCTTAGTTTCTTCCTCATTTTCAATAGTATGGCCAGCTGCAACTACGTCTTCATCAGCATCAATATCTGTCTTCTCTTTGGCTTTCTTTTCAGACCTTGCAGCTTTTACTGCCTCCCGATGATTATTGTAATCAATCCTCCACTGACTAAGAGATGGAACAAAATAAAATTCACACCCATAAATCTGCCGATATTTCTGGCCTGATTCCTGAACTTTCTTGGCATGCTTATACGCATGTGCCAGTCCAGATCCATTCCCATGATCAGTTAGCGCCAACGCATCCATTTCGTTTGAAAGAACGAAATCAATGTGATCAGCGGGATATCCCAAGCCATCAAAAACTGAAAAACCTGAATGTGCGTGCAACCCGACAAAGCGCCGAGGTGGCTTGATAATCTTACTCATTGCTCACCTTAAATAGACATCTCTATTATACACTAACAGACTGAGATTTACACGAGATTTTTAAGCATCGCCGAACAAAACAAATACTCTATCAAAAAAAGTTATCTCAAAACCAGGCGGGAAAAACATTTCTTTTCCTGACTCGGTGATAACTGACAATGGAGATTCTAGCGTCACGGTTTCTGAGTGGGGTTGAGGAAAAATGTCATAAATATAAACTTCATTTCCATGTGCATTCTCAAGTCGCTGGAGCAGCTCATCAACGTGCACCTCGTACGTAAAATAAAATGTTAGTCTACTTTTCTCATTCTCAGCGATATATCGATAAATGTCCATCTTCACCCATCCGGGGCTTCGGCCTCCTTGTCTTCCTCTTTCTTCTTCACATCAACTGCGCCTAGCGCGTCAAGACGATCATCCAGTCGATTAAGCCACTTATCAACAATTCTTGACATGACCGGGCCCAGTTCTTCTGCATTAAAGCCTCTTGATGTAGCTTTTTTGAACACAGATATCACATCGTTTCTGAGTAGACTATTGTAATCCACTTCGTAGCCCTCCAGCTCCATCTCCCTGCCGCGGCCGAGGATACCTGCAACGTGTGCGCGTGTCTCAGCGTCAGACGTGTAATAACGCTCAATGTGATCGAGGCTTAGCCACTTATCTTCGCCCTCAGGAATATCTGCAGTCAACATCTCTGTTGTGTCACAGCTATGTTGAAGCTCATGTGATAGTGCATCGGCTAAATCAAATCTAAGCCACTTCTCAAACTCTTTATATCCTGCAGGGTCAGAATACATTCGTGGTATATTCATGTCTATGACTAAATCAGATTCTGATCGATTAGAAGGAACGCATCTGTAATACGCTTTAACTTGTCCAGAGTCTTTGTTGTTGACTGAAATTATCATTCTCACCTTATTAATATTCTCATAGTCGCCAAAAATCTTTCCCTCGCTATCTAAAATGGACGGCCATTCTTCGTCAGGATTCATAGATTTCACTTCTTCTTTGACTCTGTCGCTTCTTAACGCGCCTAAGATTATCGAAAGAAGGATGTCAACATACTGAGTCATATCAGGCTCTTCTTCAACAGACTCAAGTAAAATATCAATCAATTGAATTCTAGACTCTCCTATTAGCTGAGCATATGCTTCACTCTCAGCATCCTCTAAAGCAGCTCCTAAAGATGGTCCCTTAATTCCCTGAGACATTAATTCTCTAGCATCTGCAGCTGGAGGTGAGACCACAAACGTTAAAAATCCTGACAAGATGTTTGGTGATATGTTGGCTTCTCTTGTAAACTCCTTCATAAAGGATCGACTCAAATCCAGGCGATTAAATAACTTCTTTAGTTTTGGTGCAGTTTCTTTCGTAATATCCTTAAAACTCATTAAGAACATTATCGATCCGATATCTTGATTAGTATAACGCATCTTTTTCAAAGAAGACTGAACTGTGGGTAAATCACTTGTAGAAGAAGCCAATAAAGCGATCTGTATGCTAGAATCACTTGAATCCCCTACTTTTGTGATATCTAAAGGTATCGCAGGCAAGACTTGAGATAATAATCCTAGATCATTCAAGCCAACGATATACTCTTTTGGATTTATCGCGGTCTTTAGTCCTTTCTTAAACTCTTCTGTAATTCGCTCGTTGCCCTTAATAGCACCCTCACCCTGGAGAAGCCCATCATCATCTTTAATCGCTTGAGAAACATCACTTGAAAGATCAAATCCCATTCTTGCAGCAAATCGAACTGCTCTAAGCATCCTCAGCTTATCTTCAGCAAATCGATCTTGAGCGCTGCCTCCTGCTGCACGAACTACGCCATTCCTGATATCTTCCAAGCCTCCTACATAATCTACCACCTCGCTTGTATCTAAATCATAAAAGAGGGCGTTGATAGTTAAATCTCTTCGGAGAACATCTTTGTCAATAGTTGTAAACGACACACCTGTCGGGCGCCTGCCAGATCCCAGATCCTCCCGAAATGTCGCAATCTCATACTCATTATCTCCCGGCGTCTTTACTCTCACAACTCCGAATGCCTTGCCCGTTAGATCCAATCTTAGGCGTCCATGCCTACTAAGAATATCTATTGTCTGATCTGGGGTGGCATCTGATACTAGGTCATAATCTTTGGGTGTTTTTCCTACCAGTGTATCCCGAACAGCGCCACCAACCACATATAGCTGTTTCCCAGAACCCTTCATACGTTTGTGAATATCTCGCAAGTCGTCAGGAATCTTCAGATCAAGCTTCTGTCTAATTGGGTTATGGGTCAATTCTTCACGAATTGCTGCCCTTATCGAAGACTCATTCATGTGTTTTTTCAATAGTGCTAAAAGCTCTTTATCTTTTCTATCCAGCGCAGGTGATATCCCAGGAACTACAATTCCCCTAATATCTCTGGGACCTCTTTCAACTCTCTGTGGTTCAGGCTCAGTCTTTGCCATAATAGCTGCAACAGCCTTTCGTCGTTCCTCGGGTTTAAGAAGCTTGATCACATCCTCTGGGTGATTTGTGGCCCGCAAACCACTCAAATTAAATCTTTCTTGTTGTGCTTTCCACGCTGCCATTTCTTCATCATTCAGCCAGCTGGGCGATCGGGGCGTTCCTCTTCTATTAACTGTAGCTGCAGTGTCACTATAACTGCTCTCATACTCTTCGAATACTTCATCTACATCTTTGCTCTTGCCAAGAAATTCTATCTCATTGCCAGCCTCATTCCATATTTCTTCAGATATCAGGATCTCAGAACCATGATCGTAGCGATGGACGCCCCCCGCTTTTTTAATTACCCACTCTGGAACTTTAAGCGCGTAAACGTGCCCAATTCTTCCGTGGAATGATGAAATGGCACGCCAATTGGGCGTCAAAAACACACCAGATTCAATTGGTTTGTCCAGCCAGTACCGTTGCCATGAATCATCAGCTCCAGTCCGGACATACTCTCCCGTTCTCTCACCGGTATGTCTATCCACAGCCTGCGCATCCCACTCTTCAATCCACTTCATTTTAGGAACAGGTCTCGGTGGTCGTGGGCCGATGTGATAAAGAACTCGCTTGTTTTTCTGGCTGCGAATTGCCTTCTCAGTCAATTGAAGATCCGCTAGAACATCAAGAATATCATTAGAAACAGGCTCTCTCTTTTTCTGCAAACTTGTAAATATTTGACGATTCTCTGGTTTCATAAACCCGTCTCCGTCTTAAGATCCCAAGGGCCCCAGTGCTTATATTCTAATATCTTCTGACGAGCTTCTTCCCAAGAGTAACGATGTATATTACCCCCTTTAACAGTGGCGGCATTAGAAGAACTAAATCCTGGTTGCCCCCACTTCGACATGTCAACTTCAATTTCTCCAATTCTTCCAAGCTGATAATATAAAAATTTGGGTATCTCAATGTCTCGACCATTTGATTTATCAATAACAAGATCGCCCTTTTCGACCCAGGCATGTCCATACTTGATTCCCTCTAAGCGGCCCTGCCCAGTCACCTCTCCATGCACAAGAATTAAATCACAGTGATCTGAGGTTAGCATACACAGATCCATTATGTATTTTCCAGCTGACTCATAACAATCACCGTTATCGGTATTTCTCGCCTCGTTGATCTTTTGTTCAACCATTAAGCCCATATCTTTTAGCCACTTAACAATCTGATCATTGACAGAAGGCTCATACTCCCCTTCAGGCCAGCCTCCATGAGATGAGGGCTTGTCTAGGTGAAGATCTTTCTTCGTCCCTTTTTTATATGCATCATTGATAAGATCTCGAAGATCGTTTCGCTTAATCTTCATTTTTAACCTTCTAGTTATTCACATATAATTATTTTTCTAAACAGTTTATTACGTCAATAAAAATCTATGAGATCTATTCCTTCTGACTTTGCTTTCTCAAGATGCATCAGAGGATTATATTCGGCAGCCCCAGATAACTCTGAAATGCTTTCCCAAGATCTCTTTAAACCGTTATACAAACCATGTCTCGGAGTCCATCCTGAAGCATCTCTAAACTTTTGAGAACTTAAAATATGATTACCCAGATAGTCAGTCTCAGGATGCCATTGTATAATTGAACCAATATCATATCCTGAAATTTCAGACATCATGTCAACAATTTCTCCAGTTACACACGGTGTCTCTGCCGCAACATTAAAATCATCATTCCACAATCCCAAGTGACAAGCAGTCGCAACTGCATCACAAAAATCAAAAACATGCATATAGTCCTTTTGCTTTTTTGGATCTAAAAACATGGCAAGATCTTTCACACCGTTTTTTACTGCAAAAAATGACTTTGCCATTAGCGAGTTCATATCACCTACACCCCCGTAAGCAAACAAGGGTCTGATGATCATCCATTTATCACAGTGAGATTTGACAATATGTTCTCCTGAAAGTTTAAGCGCACCATAAAATGTTTTTGGTTGAAGAATGCTATCTTCAAAGATTGTAGAACTTTGATATAAATCAGTTTTGTAAATTACGGTTGTACCCATATAACAAACCGGTATCTTCATCTCATTTGCTGCTCGGCAGATATTATAAGTTCCCGCGACATTTGTTAGTGTTGCATGATTTGAGTTTAATGCCACAACATCAGTTCCTACAACGGCAGCATTATGAACAACCACATCAATGTTCAATCTAGAAAGAGCATCCTTCCATACCTCAGTATCATTTCGATAAACACAGGGCTCTAATGTTCCAACAATCTTTTCAGTTAGACCATGATCATCTCGATTACATAGGGATACAACGTCATGACCCAAAGTTTTAAAGGACTGAAATAGATTGCTAGCGATAAAACCTTTCTCACCCGTCACTAATACTCTCACATTAACTCCTATAATTTAATACTATTATAGGCTGTCAATCTTTAGATTTATAGGGTTTTTATCCGCAGCCACCGTCATCTTGAGGAAGTAATTGTGGCAACTCTCCACCCACTGGTGTGATGCCAACCGGCTCAGGCATCATTGTCATATCAGATCCTGCACCAGACAGCTCGGTCAAAAGAATACCAATCCAATCTAAAATATCAGATTCAGATGCACCTGATGATCGGATCATCTCAGCGGTCATTACAGGGCAAGGCATCGCCTTGCTATGCTCATGTCCCATCTCAGAAGATGAATCTGCAACACCTCCATCCATTCCTTCAGGACACTCAAGCTGCATAATTTCAGCAATACTTCCTGCCTTTATCCAGTTCTGTTTTCTTTCGAGATTTTCTCCGCTTCCCCACTTAGAAGTCTTCGACTTTATCTTTTTACTGTTCATCTTGTCCCAATCGACATCATTATGAACATTTTGTCCACCTGCCCAAGCATCTTCCTGACGTTCAACTGAGGAAGGATGCTCATGAGCAAATGGATCATCAGTTGTCTTCTTTGCTTCTTCAATGATCAAGTTTCTAAGATAAGATCGTGTTAGCTTCATTTTATCAACCCTGTAGATTACCTTAATATATATGCCCTATTATTAAGAAATTTATAACTTAGGATTTGCTTCAATCATTACTCTTTTCGATTTTATATCGACAATTCGTATTAAATCTGACATGCATGTGGGCCCTACACAAATTATCATATCAGCTTTTTTGGCAGAAGAATAAAACATTCCTCCGCAGTCTCTACACTCACACACATAGGTTCTCTCAACAGTCGTCTTAATTTTCATTGTTTCGCTCCTAAAAAAAACCTCGGGGGTTACCCGAGGCTTTACATATTCTAGATTAGATATTTTTACTTGTAATTAAGACAGATAGTTTCTAACAACAGCCTTGTAACCACATAAGGGTCACAATTTGCATTAGGGCGACGATCTTCTAAATAGCCGCTTTCCTTATTTGCAACTGCCCTTGGAATTCGAATAGACGCAGTCCTATCTGCAATGCCCCAACGAAAATCCTCATAAGAACAAGTCTCATGTTCACCTGTTAGCCTCAGTTCAATGCCTTCACCATAACCCGAAAGATGAGCTTCAGTTCTACCTTGAAGCTTCTTACATGCCTGTTCAATATGACTTAAGCCTCCGGGTTGTCTCATTCTATTTGTGCTAAAGTTAGTATGACATCCAGCACCATTCCAATCTCCCATCATCGGTTTTGGTTCAAAAGTCACAGTCATTCCAGACTTTTCAGAAATCTTCAAGAGAAGCCAGCGAGAAAGCCAGATTTGATCACTCACATCAACAGCACCGACATTGGGACCACCAATCTGATATTCCCATTGTCCTGGCATCACTTCTGCATTTGTTCCAGTGATGTCAAGGCCTGCATGAATACACACATACAGATGATTATCTGAGACCTCTCTTCCAAATGCTCGATCACCTCCTGCGCTACAATAATAAATTCCCTGTGGTGACGGATAACCCGTTGGAGGAAAACCTAAAGGGCGTTTATCTTTGCAAATTGTATACTCTTGTTCTAAACCAAACCACGGATCACTATCACTAGTGTCTGCTGCCACTTGACTCAAAAGTCTTCGATAGTTTGTTTTGTGGGGAGACCCATCTCCATTTAAGACCTCACACAAAACAATAAAAGCGGTATTATCACCACGAACTGCGTCAGGAATTACCTTTACTGGTGACAGTAAACAATCTGAATCTCCTCCTGACGCCTGACCTGTTGATGATCCATCGAAGCCCCATTCAGGTAGACATGTATGATCCATGGTCTCTCTAAGGTATTTAAAATCTCCCAGAGGAAGTGTATGAACACCAATCTTAGATCTTAGTCCCCAGGGAGTAAATCCGTCTATCCAGACATACTCAAGCTTTACTTTGACTAAATTACTATTCATTACTCTATGCTTCCATAGTAAGGCTCATAAAGCAACTCACCAACTTCAGCACAGCGCTCGAGATAATCATCAAGATCTTCGATAGAAGTACACACCTTAATTCCAGACTGTGCTAACATTAGATTGAATGTTGCGCCCGAAGGCAATCCTGAACAAAAATAGACAATCGGAGTATCTGATTGAAATGCTACACCTGCTTCAAAAATACTTCCCATATCTTTGTCGCGTGTATTACAAATCACAAAATCGTTTCCAAGAATATGTTTTACGTTCCCTTCAAACGTTGCTTTTTGTGTCTTTAAGTCTGCCGTAGGAGGACAGACAAAAAAATCCTTTGGAGAAAAATACTCAAACTGATGTTTTGTCAGCATCTCCTTGATCATTTCAACTTCTTCAAAAGCTGGTGGTGTGAACCAAGAACTTGCGATATATGCTTTCATTTTTATTTCCTTTTAATTAAAGCGATTTTGATACTCTTCTTCAAGCAAGCTAATCTCACTTATAATAGAGTTCCAGAGTTGTCTAAACTTAGTGTTACCATCACACTCATCATCGGGTGGGCTTGTCCCGTTTAGATCATAACGGTATCCTTGATAGATAGTGTCATTAGGGTGATACTCAATGTGCTCAGCGCTATCGTCATCAGGCCAGTAAAGATTTGTTCCAGTTCCTGACCTGAGATTCTTAATATAATGCCACGCTGGACTTGTCAATGTTTTTGATCCAATGACAGCGCTAGCTTCGGGAAGAACCTTAATGATTTCAAGGGCCATTTTTGCTGCAATTAAATTATCAACAGCAGGCTGAATCTGCTTATCTGACCGTTGTTTAATAAACCCGATAATATCTTTTAGATTAAATCGACCATAGTAAAATGTGGACAGACATTTTGGAAGAATGGTTCTTGCGTCCATCATAGAAATCTTCTTGGAATCAACCATGTCAGCGTAAAGCTGCTTTCCATCTTCTACATGTCGCTGCCATCGTCGATAAAGCTCTGGGCTATTTTCCACTGAGCTGGGAACAAGACAAGGTTCATGGTGAAGAAAACGATCTCCCGTACACTGCGCTGCCCATGATCCCGCACGATGTCGAATCAAGTGGGTCACAGTTTGAAGATCAATTCCTGCAAACTTAAAGGTGAAGCTAAAAATCTCCATCGGAGTTGGCAAAGCACGAAAACAAAGAACATCTTCAAGATTTTCGCTTAACTCAATAGCTGAAGCACCGTCAGGGTTAGTAAAATCAGGAGTATCAGCCCATGTTGCCTTCACAAACCTCCAAGCAACATCTCGCATCTGTTCAGCTGTGGGATGATCTACAAGTTCAACTTGTAAAGCATTTAAATCATTTAAAAATTCCGTAGTTGGTTCCTCATCAAAACGAAGGGTCATGGGAAGAACGACAGGATCAAGATCAGTATTTTGTGCCAATTTATTTCTCCTTATTGATCAAATTATGCACTAAACTATAAACTTCAGAAACGTCTTTGTACACAGACACTCCAGAAATATTTGATAATTCTTTATTATAACTTTTAGCAGGTGAAAGGACTTCGATACCATGCTTAGCGTACTCTGAAGAATGCTTGGCAGAGTCATCAATTGCGCACACAACCTTGTCAGCATCATAAAAATCCTTTTGAACTAGCCACCTAAATTTTTCAGGAGAAAAATCAAGATGATGAAACCTTACGCCTGCATTGGAAATCCAATAGAATGTGTCATATAAACAAGTTAAGTTTTCCTTTGGTCTCGCTGTGATTATCTGAATCCAAAAACCCTCATTGTAAAATGTGTTAATCAAGTCAATCATCTCCTGATTCTTGCTAATCTTGCGCAAACCTCTATCTGAAATAAACTCTTGAAAAACGCCCTCTGGCAAAAATCCAGCTTCTTTTACCTCTTTTGTGCTATAATACTCTGTTGATTCGGGATCAACACTAATTCCCTTTTTATCGCGCAACCAATCAGTAAAATCTTCTCTAAAATTATTAAGAACATCGTCCATGTCAACTAAAAGAACAGGCTTATTATTCCAGACATTCTTTTCCATCTCATGACGAACATGAAGATAAAGATCTTTATCCCAAAATGCCCTAATAAAGTCTTCAGTGCTAAAGTCCCACATATTGAGAATCGCCAACAAATAACGAAAAGCATCAATTGACTTATATAAGATCTTATCAGTGTCAATATCATGCTTAATAAGTCGATGATCTTTAAAATTAACAGAAGTTGCAAGTCCTGTGGCTTCAGCGTGCAAAGCCAGAGAAAATGATTTAGTCATCTCTTCCTTTTGTCTATCAGACATCTTATCTTTGTCAAAGAATAAAGATGAAAATTCATCCTGTCTCTCCAACATTGTCTTTAGCAAAAGGATATCTTTTTCTTTATTACTCAAAAGAACATCCTCTAATTAGTATCCCTCTAGAAGTCGCTGATGTATAATTTTATCTTTCTTTTCATACGCTTCAAAAAGATCTTCAGCAGTAACTCCTGTCAAAATTAATAGTGAAAAAAAGTAATTGAAAGCATCTACGACTTCCTCAAGAAACTCGTCTTGATTAAACTCCTTGATCTCAGTCACCCTATGAGGCTTCCAGTTTTTAAGATGACCAAGTGCCTCAAACATTTCCTCAACCCCCCGTAATGCGATATCTCGAACAAACTGTTGGTTCTTCTTAGACGTCAGATCTAATGGCCAAGAAGGATGAGATTCGGGAACCCTAGCTTTTAGCTTTTGCATAAATCTTTCTCTCATCTCAAACATTTCTGAAAGCTGATCACTCATTATTCATCCTTTAGCGGTGATTCATCTTCACCTACATCTTGTTCAGAAAGATTTGCCACCTCTTCCATTAATCGTTCAAGGCCTTCCTCAAACTGTTTTGAATACTCCTTGGTGGGAATTAATGTTTCACCATCAAGTGTCTTTTCAAAACGCATCAACCTCAAATTGTCAATAACGTCAGTGCCTGTCAAGATTGCAATCTGTAGTAGCTTTGCAACTTGAATAATAGCGTCATCAGATAATTTTAAACTCATTTTAACTTCCTTTTTAATGTTGAACTGCAGGTGACCAGTGGGTTGTTCGCTTATCTTTGGTTGTTTCTTTGATAACCTCATTTCCCTTTGGATCCTGCTTACGATTATAAACCAAAAACTTTTCCCCGTATTCCCCTAATGACCCATCAAAATTCTTATAAGAATAGATTGTGGCCCCGCCTGAATCAAAGCTAGTCTTCATAATTTTATGAATATTGTGATTTAAATCAACTAAATCTTGATCAGAAAGAGAAGAAACCTGTCGATGGGGAGAGATTCCTGTCAGCCACAGTGCATCAGCCTTTATATAGTTTCCTACTCCTGCAACAACCTTTTGATCCATTATCACCTCAGTGATGTTTTTATGATTTTTAGATCGTAATCTTTCAATGAAAAGATCATTATCACATTTTTCAGCAAGCAAATCAGGACCTAAGCTTGACAGTTTATCAATCAAAGGTTTTCTTCCCTCAACAAATTTTAACGTTCCAAAATTTCTAGTATCATTATAGTAAACATCACCGTCATTTAGTGAAAATCTAACTCTGGAATTTTTTTGACGATTATCTGACCATGCACCTGTCAAACCTAACGTGCACCAAATTGACATGTCATTTTCAATAATCCAATATAAAAACTTTCCATGAACACCGACACCAACAATGCGACTTGGAAGCTTGGCACGAAAATCACCGATACCTGACGGATCTTTCTTTAGATACCTCCCAGATAAAATTGTGACAGAGCTCAAGGCACGAGACGACGCTCGCTTAGCTAAATCGATCCCATACTTCCTAACTTCTGGTCCTTCAGGCATTTCTTTGTGTATTTCCTAACGTATTTACAGTATTATTATAAGTACATTATAGGAGATGTTCAATGAAAAGAGTGATCATTTCTGACACTCACATCGGCACAAAATTCTACAAAGCAGAGGAGCTGCTAAATTTTCTAGCATCTGAAACTTATGATCAGCTTATCTTGGCCGGAGATATCATTGACTTTATTAAAATTCCTGTTTTCACTGAGCGCTGTCTCAGAATAGTTGAAACAATTAGCGAACAAAAAGATGTTATCTATATCGTGGGAAATCATGATGAAAGCTTGATCAATGTTGCTGGCAAATCATTAAAAAATATTACATTTGTAAAAAGATACGATTTTGAAGATGGTGGAAGAAAATTCAGAATAGAGCACGGTGATGCCTATGACAAAGGCGCATTAGCTAATCGAGTGTTCGTAAAACTTTTATCTGTTATTCAAAATATGCTTGAGTTCACCTTTAACTTTGATTTCACAACATGGTGGACTGAAATTCAAATTAAAAAGCATAAACTAAGAAGCATCATTAACATTCTTCGGCATCATCCAAAGATTGACGTTTTTATTATGGGTCACACTCATATTCCAGAAGCTTTAATTTGGGTAGATGAAGATCAAAATATCAAAACTTATATTAACGCCGGAGACTGGGTCACACACCAAACATACGTCACAGTAATAGACGGTGTTTCTAGATTAAGAAAATTTAATCACGAGAAGAAATCTTCACAAGATCACTAATTGGAATTGATTCAATTTTTCCTGTCTGAAGAAGAACGTTTCCCAATCTCGATGTCCCAGGGACACGATTTTTATCCCAGCCCACTAAAATTCCTATTAATCGCTCCCGCAAATCTAACTCTGACCCTTCAGGTATCGTTAAAAACATATCCCATCTTTGAGGCTTTAAAAAAAAGACAAGATCACCGATTCCTATTTTAAATTTCTTTTTTATCTTTGTTGCCATTTTCTAGATTATTCAAGACACTTAAAATCGTCTTTGAGGCGGTCACCGATCTCTTCATACTGATTTAATTCAGCAGTAAATGAACCCAAGCCAAAATCAAATTCTATCAATGCTGAATCTTCTGATAATTGAGACTTTACACACTGAGAACCTATCAATAAGCAGTCAGTTATCATCTCATCTTCCCCAAAATAATAATTTCCAAAAACTTCAGTTGATTCACACGGACGAGTTTCATACTCATCTTGTATGATATAGATTCCCTCCGTGTGATAAATCCAACCAGTCAAATAATCATCCTCATCCTGAAAAAGCTGGAGATGCATATTTGTATCAATTTCAACCCACCCTGGATTATTTTGATACACATTTCCCGACCACATGCCCGGCAGGAGACAAATATCGTCACATATTACCGTCTCTGAAAAACAGCCCATAAGGAAAAACATAAGGAAAAACACGGCTATAACTATTAGTTCTCGCCAAATGTCTCCTTTAAAAAGCTATGATAATTGCTTAACGCCCTATCTTTTGGCTCTACGTTTCGCCATTCACCCACACAAAATATTTGATAAGCATCAGAAGCATACTTTCCAATCCCATAAAGAACCTTAGGATCTTCTTTCCAGTTCTTTTTAAGGTAGCCATCAGACATTTGAATCAATGTATTTGCACGCCTTTTAGACAATCCTAAGGGTTGTATCATTTCCTGAACTTCAAATAAATTAGCTTTAGCTGCCTGCTTGGGACCCGAATATTTCTTAAAAAATTTCCACAAATAGGGTTCGGCATCGACCCTTCTAGTTAAATTGCAAAAAATACAAGCAACAAATATTTTCCAAGGATCGTGATACAAATGTTCCTGAATTAGATTGTATGGTGACTTTGGTGGAATCCACGACATAGTAATATTATAAAGAGAAAAATAGAAGAATTACATTACAATTTCTATTAAAACGAAAAAGACTCTCCACATCCGCAGCTTCTTTTTGCTGAGGGAATATTAAATTCTAGACCTGATTTAAGAAGGTCTTCCTTGTAGTCTATCTCCATTCCATTAAGATAGATGTATGACTTAAGATCAACGCAGAGCTTAACATCATTAAATTCAAAAATCTTATCCTTTTCATCAGGAACAGAGATAAAGCTATAATCAAACATAAAGCCAGAACAACCTCCTCCTCTGAGGCTGATTTTAAGATAGTCATCAGGAGTTTGACGCTTTCGAAGAAGCCTTGATATATGCTCAACAGCGACATCTGTCATTGTTACTGCCATTATACCTGTCTCACTTCTTTAACTTCTGGAAATTCTTCTTTAAGCAGGTTCTCAATACCATGCTTAAGTGTAATTATCGACGAGGGACATGATCCGCAAGCGCCCTTAAGCCTCAATGATACCACACCCTCATCAAATCCTACAAATTCAAAGTCACCGCCATCACGCTGTAGAAGGGGGCGAACGCACTCGTCCATTAGCTGTAAAATTTTTGTTTCAATCTCCATTTTATTTTTCATTCTTTTCTCCTAGCTTTTTTCTATAATCAGCAATAGCTGCTTTAATAGCATCTTCAGCGAGGACAGAGCAGTGAATTTTTACTGGTGGCAAGCTTAATTCCTGAGCAATGTCTGAGTTTTTAATAATTTCAGCTTCGTCAAGTGTCTTTCCTTTGATCCAAGTAGTTATTAAAGAACTAGAAGCAATTGCTGACCCACACCCAAATGTCTTAAACTTAGCGTCTTCTATAATTCCATCATCGCCTATTTTAATTTGAAGCTTCATTACATCACCACATGCAGGTGCGCCCACTAAACCAGTCCCAACAGATAAATCATTTTTATCTAATGCGCCCATGTTCTGGGGATTTTCAAAGTGATCAACAACTTTATTAGAATAAGTCATAAAAAAACTCCTCCCTCTAGACTTAATTATTAAATTTTAAATGTATAATGAGAATTAATCAATTCTTTGAAGAGATCCGTCTTCCAAAACTTTAGCAACATCAAAAGAGAAGTTTTCGCCCTGAGCATTTTTTAATTCTCTGTAGCGTCTCAAAAAACTGTGCATTGAATTAGCGTTAGGTGTTGAATCATCAAAAAAACTCACACGATTAATATTTGGATTATCTAAAAGAAGGCGCTCAACAACACTAACTTTCGCTTCGGGATTTGAAGACCCTACTCCTACAACTTCAATCTTGGAAGCGTCAATCCCAATCTTATTCAAAAATAAAGAAATACCTTCTTCTGATGCAGGCCTCCTTGCTGTCAAAACCATTACGATTCTAATGTCTGCGTTTTGAACATTTAAAAAACTTCTCAAAATATTAGTTACGATAGGATTTTCTATAGCTTTATCGATATCAACGTCATCAAATTCATCAAACCCATAATGGTAACCCATCTCTGATTCTTCTGATGTGATATGATCTTCATGAGTTTTGTCACCAAACTCTTCTGATGACATTGATCTAACAACTGTGCCTTCTTTGTCCAAAATCTCGATCATTTCTGCAGTATATGCAATAGTATCATCAAAATCTAAAATTCTTAAAGACTCCACCTCTGTCGATTCAGTTAATCGACTGTTCCATTCTCTTAGAATTTCTCTCATTGAATTTTTCATTTCAGCTAATAAGTATCAAAATTAATAGTTATCTATCGAGACAGTACATCGTGGAGTTCTTAACTTCATCTAAAAGAGTGGGAAGATCTAAACCAGCACAGTCTTTCTTTGTTTTTGTGAAGTTATAGTGATTACAAAAACCATGGAAATTTCCCCTTTCACAATCTTTATGCACACCAGTCTCTATATTCCCGCTTGAATTTTGTGGATACTCCAATGGTATGCCAATCCCAATATGAACGGCTTTCCACAAAGCCTTTAGGGCCTCAAGCTGAACGGGATAAAAATCCAAAAATGGATCCAGCGTTCTTCCATGCACGTAACCACGCTCTTGAACAGGTCTTTCTCCGAATCCATGCCTAACGTACCAGTCTTGATACTTCAAATAATAAGCATTTGAAATCTCTACACCTATCCCCTTGGTGTTACCACCTTCGTAGCGAGAAATTCCTGCATGCCAAGCCTTGTGCTGTGTATCTAAAAGCTGATAGATTGTTCCGTCATTGTCTATGCAAAAATGCACAGAAACTCCGCGCCTGTTTAATACCTTTTCACAAGATTCTGCACTTAAACACACATCCCAATGATTGACAAACATAGTTGGTTTTCTATCAGGTTTTCCTGAATAGTCGGTATAACACCCTTTGTTAGATTTTAGCCCATCTTTTTCATCCCAGAGAATCACTTTGTCCCATTCAATAGGGATAAAATTTCCATTATGAACTATGTGCTTGTCACCATCTCTATACGAATTTCTTGGTCTTGTAGGCTCGTAATCAGAAATATTTGATTCTCTCTCTGTCCAAATCCTTCGATACGTCATTGGGCCGACCAAGCCATCGCCCGTTAATCCGTTAGCTTTTTGCCATTTCTGAACAGCTTTAACCAAGTTAAAATCAAATTCTTCGCAGTTAAACCAGGACGGATCCCATCCCAAACTATCAGCACTTGATTTATTATAAAAGTCCTTATCCAATCTTTAACCTCCGATTATTAAAACTGTTCAGATTCAGTTGAGTCAGTCAAAGCCAAAGTTGACGATTCCCCTCCTGTAATCATATTCTTAACATCATCAAAATAGCCCGTTCCAACTTCTCTCTGATGCCTTGTCGCTGTATAACCTCTATCCTCAGCAACAAATTCTTTCTCCTGAAGATCTACATATGCAGACATCCCATTATCTCTGTACTGATCTGCAAGATCAAACATGTTATAATTCAAAGAATGAAAGCCTGCCAAAGTAATAAACTGAAATTTATATCCCATTTTATTTAGCTCATCTTGAAACTTAGCAATTACATCATCTGTTAGATGCTTTTTCCAGTTAAAAGATGGCGAACAGTTATAAGCTAAAATCTTTCCAGGATATTTTTCATGAATAGCGTCAGCAAACTTTTTTGCCTCTTCTAGATCGGGAGTGGAGGTTTCACACCACAATAAATCAGCATATGGCGCATATTGCAACCCCCGATTAATTGCCATGTCAATTCCTCCAGTAATTCGATAAAAACCCTCAGCTGTCCGATTCTTATCTGTGATGAATTGATGATCTTCCTTATCCAGCCCTGTCGTTAATAGTTTTGCACTATTTGCATCTGTTCTTGCAATAATTACTGTGGGAACATCTAAAATATCAGCAGCTAATCTTGCAGCCTTAAGATTTCTGATAAATGTTGAACCAGGAATTAAAACCTTTCCACCTAAGTGCCCACACTTCTTTTCAGAGCTTAGCTGATCTTCAAAATGAACACCAGATGCTCCCGACTCTATCATCCCTTTCATTAATTCAAACGCATTCAATGGGCCGCCAAAGCCCGCTTCAGCATCAGCAACGATAGGCAGCATCCAGTCTCTAGTGATATTTCCTTCGACGCTCTCAACTTGATCTGCTCTTTGTAGAGCTTGATTAATTCTCTTTACAACATGCGGCACACTATTAGCCGGATATAAACTTTGATCTGGGTACATATGTCCTGAAAGATTTGCATCCGCCGCGACTTGCCATCCACTTAAATAAATTGCTTTCAACCCTGCCCGCGCCTGTTGCACGCCCTGATTTCCTGTTAATGCCCCTAAGGCAGCAACCCTTTCTGGCTGTTGTAACAATCTCCAGAGTTTTTTTGATCCATTTTTAGCAATCGTATGTTCAACTAAAACGCTACCCCTAAGACGATTAACGTCTTCATCTGTCCAATCTCGAGTAATACCGTTCCACCGATTTTCATCGATGTTATCATTATCAGCCATTATTAGAACTCCTAATTTTTGTCTATGTGACTAAACTTTATTTGATCATAAGCTGGCAAGGTTAAAAATTCAGCTAGGTCATTTGAAATAGAAAGTTCTCTAAACAATTTAATCGCCTGATCATACTTTCCATCATAAAACTTTTCTCTTCCCACTGCTTCTTTAATTTTCTCAACCTCATCCAATAGAATTTTATCAAATTCTCCAACACTAAACTTTTGATGTCTCAGCCACTGCCATACTTGCGTTCTAGATATCTCAGCAGTTGCGGCATCTTCCATGAGATGATAGAGTGGAACACAGCCGCTTCCTCGCAGCCACGACTCTAAGTATAAAATTCCTACATTAATATTTTTTCGAAGACCCTCTTCTGTAATTTTTCCCTCGGGTGCTAAAACTAAATCATTTTGACTAACTGTAAGGTCATTTATCTTGTCAATTTGATTAGGGGTTTTCATATGAGAATCAAAAATTTCCCTAGCTACATGAACCAAACCAGGATGTGCAACCCACGTTCCATCGTGACCTGCAGTAACTTCACGATATTTGTCTCTTCGAACAGCAGAAATTGCTTTATCATTAGCGTCTGCATCATGACGAATAGGAATCTGTGCTGCCATCCCGCCCATAGCATGAATTTCTCGTTTATGACAAGTCTTGATTAACAGCTCACTATATGATTTCATAAACTTTCTACTCATTGTAACAGACGACCTATCGGGAAGAACTCTATCACTATGTGCCCTTAGAGTTTTGATATAGCTAAAAATATAATCCCATCTTCCACAATTTAATCCAGCTGAATGATCTCTTAGTTCGTGTAGAATTTCATCCATTTGAAATGCAGCAGGAAGGGTTTCAATTAAAACTGTAGCCCTGATTGTTCCGGGAAGAATTCCTAGTCTTTCTTGTGACCATATGAAAACATTGTTCCACCATCTTGCTTCTAAATGATGCTGTAATTTGGGTAGATAATAATAAGGACCAGTTCCTGACTCAATTAAGGTATGAGCATTGTGAAATAAAAATAACCCAAAATCAAAAAGAGAAGCCGGAACTGGAAATCCATCAACTAGAAAATTTTCCTCTTTTAAGTGTAATCCTCTTGGTCTTACGAAAAGTACGGCGACCTCTTCATTTAACTTATAGGTTCCTTTTGTTGGATGCTCATACGTAATTTCTTTTCGAACAGCATCCCTTAAGTTTTCTTGACTACTTAAAATGTTATCCCAGGTAGGTGATAAAGAATCTTCAAAATCGGCCATGAAGACATTTGCCCCTGAGTTAAGTGCATTGATTACCATCTTTCTATCTGGGGGCCCAGTAATTTCAACCCGACGATCTTGCAAGTCTGAAGGTATCTTAGCAACAGTCCACTCCCCCTCTCTTATTTCTTTTGTTTCATCTAAAAAATCTGGTATCACACCCGCATCAAACTTAATTTGACGATCTTTTCTAGCAGATATTAAAACATCTAACTGATCACCAAACTGTCTTGTTAGATCAGAAATAAAAGCAATCGCATCTTTTGTCAGTATAGAAGAATATTGATTCTTACCGTAGTTTATTGTTGTCACGCCTTTCAATGTAGTCACCTTTATTCAAAATCAATTTCTACATTGACTTCTATGTTAAATTTTGGAACTCGTAAATGATTGACTATTCCATGTTTTTTTGCTTCTGCAGCATCCATAAACCAATCTGCGTGTTTCTTTGAAAAGACCTTCTTTTTAAAGTAATCATCTTTCTTTCCACAGTTTCTTGCCATCATCGTATAGATCTTTTCATCTAGACGTTCAGCTTCCTTAACGTCTGCTTTGAGCTCTTCTATCTTTCCATACATTCCACTAGAAACATCGTGAATCATAATAGTGGCATCAGGATCTGCAAATCTCATTCCATCTTCTCCAAAGGTCATAAGAACAGCCCCGCAAGACATCGCTTTTCCCTCTACTATTGTAGCAACTGGTATTTCTGAATGCTTGATGGCACTTATCATCGCCATTAGGCTGTAAACTTGTCCGCCGTATGAGTCAATTATTACTGGAATTACTTTTTGCCCAGTGTTATGAGCTAAAGCCATCTGCTCTTGAAACTCTTTTGCTGACTTTTCATCAAACTTATTTACCCTTACCATTACGGGTGTTTTTCTTAGTTCAACTTCTTTAATTAAAGGTGACACTTTGCTAGTCCATTTCATTAATTTTTCCTTCCACAGCCCTTACACAATCTCAAAGTTGTTAGAGGACGAATCCTCTCGAACAGATCATAACATTTACTAAAAAGCCAGTTAATAATGAAAAGCCTTGAAATCCAAACTAATCTAGAAAAACCTAACTCCTCAAAAACTTTTCTCACTGCTTCATGTCCGGTAAACCACTCGCCTTTAAAGACGTGAAGTGTCAGTGTCATATCATCTATTTTCTTTCCTAAAAATTCAGGTCGAAACTTTTCTGAAGAAATATCGACCCACTTTATAACACTTTTCTTATCGTGTCTTATTAAAGCATTAGATAGCTTTCGACAGACCCAACAAGATCTGTCGAAAAAAATTGTTAGCTGCACTTACTATGACCGCAATTCAAGCAAGAAACACACCCTTCTTGATAGCGCAAGGAGTCTTCTGCTTTACATTGCACACAAGTCCTATCTCCTCCAGGGAGCTCACCATTAGCAATATAGTTTTTAATTACTCGAGCAATTACCTTTGCAAAAGAGAAAAGATCAGCATCTCGGTCTCCCTTGAGCAACTGTTCACACACATACTTTGCAGGAGCACCATGACGAAGTGCAAGAGAAATAGTTCTTGTAAAAGATGAATGATTTGGATTGTCAAAAACCTTTACAATATTCTTAATGATAACTTCATCGCCATTTTCTCCAAAACGTAAGTCATAAATCGAATTCATTGTTTTTCGTGGATGCTTGGTAATAATTCCTTCTTTGTATTTTCTTGGTATCTCAACAAACTCAGCAAGCCCGCCGATGACCTCATACGGCCTATCATTTAGCAGGCCAACCAGTATGGTCCACTTTTCGCCTTTAATTGAAGCATGATGTATATGACACTTTAAATCTTTTGGTCGTTTAGGCGCTGAAAGAGATAGAAACTCATCTTCTTCTTTATTCTTGTCAATTAAAACCCCTGATCTAGATCCATCTCGATAAACAGTTACACCCTTGCATCCCATCTTCCAAGCTTTAACATAAATCTTCTTAACTTCATCAACAGAAGCATCTTTCGGAAGATTAATTGTTGAAGAAATTCCATGATCAATCCATTTTTGAGCAGCTGCTTGTAAGCTAACTCTCTTATCCCAGTCAATTTCTTCTGCAGACGACTGATAATATGGAGAATCCTCAGGTGCTGTTAGGCCCGTGATGTCCATCCACCTTTTAAAGCCATGATGATAAACTGTATGCTCCTGCCATCGATCACCTAAGTCATCAACAAAATCAACCTTTACAGGTTCTGATGACTGACTGATCTTTCTCCTTCTCGTATACTTCAGCATAAAAACGGGCTCAATTCCCGATGTTGTTTTCGTTAGTGTTGAAACAGAACCGGCAGGTGCTGTTGTTAGAATTGCAATGTTTCTCCTTCCTGACTCACTGCTAAGATTTAAAATCCTTCTATCTCCATCCCAAAGTCTTTCAAGAAATGGATGCCCCTTTTCAGACTCATGATCATGCAAAGGAAAGGCACCTCTTTCTTTAGCCAGAACACAAGATGAATAATATGCATTTAATGCTAGAGTCTTATAAATTTTCTCAACAATTTTAATTGACTTATCTGAACCATATCTCACACCTAGTGCAGCTAAAGTATCACCCACAGCAGTTACACCAAGACCTGTTCTCCGTCCACTTAGTGCTTTTTGTCTAATTCTTGACCACAGGTTTTTCTCAATTAACTTTACCTCATCAGACTCAGGATCAGAATCAATCTTATGTAAAATCTTGTCGATCTGATCGATTTCGATATCAATCATATCATCCATTAACCGCTGTGCCTTTTGAGTTTTTTCTGAAAAAAGATTAAAGTCAAATTTAGCCTTGTCGCTATAGGGGTTTAAAACAAATGAATTAAGATTTAGCAACATCAAACGACATGAATCATACGGTGCTAATGGCAATTCACTGCAAGGATTTGTACTTGTCGTTTTAAAACCTTTATCTTGATACACATCAGCAGGAGAATTATCAATTACATTATCCCAAAAAATTAATCCTGGTTCAGCAGAATCATGGGCAGCAGAAATTATCTCATCCCAAAGCTCTCGCGCATCAGCCCAGTCCTCAACAAGATAATTGTCTCCCTTTTCTACGGGAAATCTTAGATGAACATCTTCCTCTTTCTCGACTGCTTGTAAAAATTCATTAGTTAACCTAATAGAAATATTTGCACCTGTCACCTTTTTTCGATCACGCTTGATGTTAATAAAATCTCTAATCTGAGGATGATGAACAGAAATTGTCAGCATTAGAGCACCACGCCTTCCGCCCTGAGCAACCTCCCTAGTTGAGTTAGAAAATCTTTCCATAAAGATCTCTATTCCATCTGTTGATCTTGCTGCGTTTCCTGTAGACTGTCCCTTGGGCCGAATAGTTGAAATATCAAATCCAACACCGCCTCTTCTCTTTGCTATCTGTACTAGTTCCTGATCTGACTTTAAAATTCCTCCGTAAGAGTCACGGGGTGACTCAATTACAAAGCAGTTAGAAATAGACTGAATTTGCTTGTTATTCCCTATGCCCGCCATTGGCGACCCTTGAGGTACAACATAGCGAAAATCTTTTAAAAGCTCATAAATCTCCTCTTCAGACATGGGATTTTTATATCTTTGTTCAACCTTGCTAAACTCAGAGGCTATCCGACGGTGCATATCGTCTGGAGTCATCTCTAAAAGATTGCCTTCTCGATCTGTTAGCGCATACTTTGTTGCAAAAACAGTAGCAGCAAGATCATCTCCTGCAAAATACTCTGTTGATTTTTTAACAACCTCTTCAAACGTTGTCAATTTACACCTCACTTTCCAAGGGCTTGTAATTTAGAACTTCCACTTACCTCATTCCACTTTTGTTTTAAAAGTGCCTTCATTGATGACTCATCTTGTTGAACAACTTCATTTAAAGTCAGCTCAGATTCATCTAACACCTTTAGATAAGATCGAGCAGTGTCCAACTGAATTGGGAAGACTAAACCATCACGACCTGCTCTATTTTTAGCAATAAACAATCTTCCGGCGCCGGAAGCTTTTTCAAGGGGCTTTCTTGATAGAGATACCACTACATCTGCAACCATCGCCTTGCCATAAGCTTCTGACATATTTTCTAATCCTACAATATCTGATTTCGCTGAATCACGGTTTGCTTGAGAGGCAGTCCAAACTGGAATCTCTAACTCCATAGCTAGATTTCTTAACTCCTCATAGATTAACTTTAGCTCATGACGCAAAGAATCAAAATTTCTACTAGATCTCATAATATCGGCGTAGTCTACAATAATCAAGCTAGGCTTAAATGATCTCATCGCCAACTTTTCAATATGACTTCTAATTGTATGAACAGACGCTGATCCTGTGGGATATTCTTTAATGATCAACTGACCTAGATCACCATCCTCATACCTCTTAAGCACCTTCTCTCTATTGTTAACAATCTCATTGCTAGGAATTTTACAAAAATTAGAATCATACCTCAATCCCACAGCTGATTCCGAAAGCTCAAACGTATAATGAACAACATTCTTTCCTAGCTTTAGGGCTTCTGCACCTACGTGTACGAGAAAGTGTGACTTTCCCACACCAGTATTTGCTGTTACAACACCGATCTCTCCTCTTCCTAGTCCTCCGTTTAAAATATCAGGTCGATCTAACTGACTAATTCCTGTCGGACAAACTTGTCGGCTCACTTTTGCAAATCTTGCTTCATAATCTTGGAAAAAATCATGACCAATTGAAGTAGGAATTCCAACAGACACTGCAGACTTCATAACCTCAAGGACACTTTCAAAATTATCTTCAGCAACCATCTCAACTGCTTTTTCAAGTGCATCCTTGAATGCTTGCCTACGACAAAAATCCAAGGATCGATCTTTAACAAACTGAAGATCCCCAGCGTTTGAATTTACTCGAAGTCTTTGCAAGAAATCAATAATCTGATTTCTCAAAACAACATCATTTTTATCAACAAGGTCATCTCTCACAATCGTTACAAGAATCTGAAGAGATGGAAAGGACTTATACTTCTGATAATAGATAAAATACTTGTCTGTAAGATACGCAAGATATCTAAGGTCAAAAAAATCAGGCTTCATCAGCTCAATCATCTGAACGCCCCACTTGTGGTCATTTATCAGGGCTTGAAAGATCTTTTCCTGAAAGCTTTTGCCGTACTGTCTAAAGTGATGAACTTCTAATTCTGAATTTTGCAAGGGAGCTTGCTGTGTCATTTCATTCCCATTTTGAATTTATAGTGCGAAGTTTAGAGTAAAAAAAAGAGAATTTACATCAAAAGTTGAAAGTCCTTCTCTTGTTAAGATCCTCATCAAGCCAATCTTATTGCGTTGAGGTCGGTAAGTATCAATTGAATTATCAATCTTTTCAATTTGTGAAGCTGCCAAATTTGACGTACCTAAGTGCATTAATTTCCAGTTTCTACGAGCGATATCAGCATTCTCACAGATTCTCTGGAATAGCTTCACTTTACCCGCCTTGACACGTTGCTGACTCAGTTTAATTATATCTTCAACACTCACATGTTCCGGTTCACAAAGTTCAGGGAACCTCCTTGCCATGGTTTTAAAACCAGCACCTTTTATTCCCGGAATGTTGTCAGAGGTATCCCCACAAAATGACCTTATTGTGCAAAAATTTTCAGGAGATACCATGAATCGATCCTGCGCGTCTTCGGCTGTTACATACTTCTTTGAGGTGGGTGAGTAAATTACAACCCTATCACTTAAGAGTTGATAAAAATCCTTGTCAGAAGACAGAATTACGCATTTCTTCTCCTTTAATTTATAACCCGCCATATAACCGATTACATCATCTGCTTCACAGTCCTTGACGTATACCTGACAAACAGGAATATTTTTCAACATTTCAACAAGTAAAGAAACCTGAATATTTTTGTTTTCGACAAGGTCATGTAAATCATTGTCATAAAAACGATTTAACTTGGGAGGTTTTCGACCCTTTTTATAGTCGGGAAAAAGCGCTCGTCTTCTAGGTGATCCTCCTGCTTCCCAAATCACATAAATTCTCTCAGGATAAATATCATCAACAATTTTTCTAAGACTACCTAGAAATCCAACTGCACCCCCAACAGGTATTCCTTCTTTATTTAAGGTTGGATTTGCACAAAAATGTCGAGTAAATAGGTTGTAGGCATCAATTATAAGAACAGGTCTGTCCTTTTTCACGGGTCAATATCCAGTGCTGATTCTGTTTCAATCAATAAAGAACGAACCTCTTCATAAGACTCAGGATCGATATTATCAAAATTTTCATTAAAATTCTTAATCATTACACGCTCAAGAAGATCATCAATGTACTTTGAATACTGACTGTCGCTCAGAAGCTCATTAAAATTAGCCTTGTGAAATTTTTTCTCCATTAGCACTTCTCCTGTCTTTACGTCTACGACAGAAAAGGTTTTCCAACTTCCAGTACCCTTAACAGTAATTTCCTTATCATTGATAATCTCAGGACCATGTTTTCTCAAAACATCAAAGATCTGCTCATGCTCCTTAATTCCCACGCCAAAGTGAATCTCAAAATTAATCTTTCTAAAAGGAGGCGCAACCTTATTCTTAATCGTTTTAGCAGAGACATGAATTCCAATCACATCTTCGCCATCTTTAATTTGCTGTCCTGCTCCAAGCTTAATTCTTGTAGAGGCATGAAATGGAATAGCTTTTCCGCCCGGTGTCGTGTCAGGATCTCCATACATCACCCCAATCTTTGTTCGAATCTGATTAAGAATTACAAACAATACATTTTGATTGGCGATAACTCCGGTAATCTTGCGCATCCCTTTTGAAATTGCTCGAGCTTGAAGGCCAATTGATTCCTTGTCATAATCGCCAATTAGCTCAGCCTTTGGAGAGCTAGCAGCAACAGAGTCCCAAACAATTGTAATCGGAACATCTTTGTCCATTGCCTTAGCTTTCATGATGGTAGCCTCTGCAATAGAAAGCACTTCTTCCGTACAATGTGTATCAACGTATACAAACCTCTTAGCAACATCAATTCCTAAAAGACCTAAATTTTCTACACTTGTCGCATTTTCAGTGTCAATATAAACAACAATCCCACCCATCTGCTGAGTTGTTCTTGCAATCTGTGTAGCAATATGAGACTTACCAATTGACGGCGGCCCAAAAATCTCAACAATTCTCCCTTCTGGGAGTCCTCCGTCTCTTCGATTAGAACAGATATAATCTAGTAGCTTTGAACCTGTGCTAATCCATCGATTAACATGGGTTGGAGAAGTATCAACACTTAAGTTATACGCCACTCTCGATCCATGTTCTTTATTGAGAGCTTGGATTAAATCAGAGGTAAAATCCTCCATTCCGTTTGTCTTTTTAGCCATGTTCTATCCTCTTAGAGAATAATACATCATTAAGACAAATCTGTTCAAGCATAAAAATAAAAAGCAGGAGCGAAATGCTCCTGCTTTAAATGTTGTCCACTGTCAATGGTGTCTAGATATCTTCTAGATCTGCAAATGCATCATCCAGGCTCTTATAAGACTTTCCGTTGGTCGTCGTGGAAGATGTAGTTGTTTCCGTAGCACTATTTGTACTCGTAGTAGATCCTGTCTCATCAGGAAAATCCGGACCATTGATCCACTCATTAACAATCTTTTCAAGCTCTTCATAAGGCTTGCATGTATAGATCGCGTCAAGATCAGGAGTATTGCTGAGCCAAGTTTGAGTCTGATCAGAATCACTAGAAAGCTTTGAAGAAGAACCCCTCGGACGCACATCAGTCATTGCCCACTGACGTCCTGGCGGCTTAACACAGGTCACCTTAATATCACGACCAGTAAGAGGATCGGTGATGTCTCCATAGTCTTCATCAAGCATCAAGTTAAGAATAGACTGATAAACAGTTTTTCCAAATGCCCAAAGACGAACTCCTCGATCTTCCTCACCTCGAACGATAACAGGGGCATAGGTTCTCATCTTTGGATAGAGCTTCTTTGCAAGCTCATAAGACTCCTTGCTTCCATCATCTCGAAGCTTAGTGATCAGCTCCTGAATAGGATCTGGGTTTCCAAACTGGTAGGGAGCCAAAAGGCCCGGATTATTTCCAATATTATAATAGAAATAACGCTCCTTAAAAGGTTGCCCGTCATTATCAGGAAAAGCGAGAAGACGAATCGTATACTCCTCTCCTTCCTTGGGACGCCACATCACGTTTGAGCGGCGGTTTTGGCCAGAAAGCTGGCCTAGCTTGCGACGAATTGCATCAAAATCAATAGCCATTTTTTAATCTCCAATATTTAATGGTTAATGCTTACTGTAACTGTTAATTGATAGTTTTTATTATCTTTAGTTACGAATCATTCTACACACTCGTAACTCAATGTTCACTTATTTTTTCTTGCTTTTTTTCTTTTTTTTCTTGTCTTTTTTGTCTTTCTTTTCTTTTTTGTCACTCCGGTTGCAAGTTTTGCATTTCCGAAACTTCTAGCTGTTGGACCCCAGTGTGGGGCAGGGCCTTTGACCGGCGCCATATAACCAAAATTTCCAATACCACCAGCACCACCAACAGAACTATATTCTTCTAAATCAGGATCTTCTTCAATCTCATCTTCATCAAGAATCTTCTCAGAATCCTCAGACGTCTTTCGGTCCTCAGCGAGAATGAGATGAATTAATTCGCGTAAAGATTCCATCACAGGTTCTTCATCTTCATCTTCTTCTGGACAGTCATCAAAATATGGATCTGGGCAGCCCGCTAAAGGCGTTCCCAGACGCATAGAGAAGCTGACATCTGCTGAAGAGCTAGGGCCTCCACTTAATCCTGACATTGTAGGCGGGATCGGAGTGCTACCTAACCGATCCCGGGGCACCATTGCACCGCCGGCCGGAACTGCTCTTCCCATACCAGACGGACGGTTATTATAATTTGACCTGTATCTACGAGTTGGCATCAACTATAACTATCACTCCTGAGATAGCTTTTCCTGATGTACGGCCATAATTTTAGCCTGTTGAAGAATCAGAGCCAGGGTCGGTTCTGAGCCTACATAAAATCTGTTCTCTTCGATATGCGAACCCCCTGAGATCTGAATGGCAATCCACTCATCCATTGTCAGCTTAACACCAAAGTGTTGTAATAGATACAACGTCCGATGAGTTGATGACATCTTTGACAGATTCTCGTTGTATTTGTAATATTGACCCAGCTTTTCTCGGTGCCAACTTGAGTCCTGATCAATAAAAAGGTCGTGCTCAAGATCTCCCACCTTACCGATATCATGCAACAAAGCAACTTTCAACACAGAGGAAATTGGAAATGACACGTCATAAGCTCTTACAAGCTTTCGAACATTAGATGTAACCTTTAGGGTATGGTCAATTAGACCTCCCGGATAGGCCCCATGACGATCTAGATGTGTAGAAGCAGGACAGATTGACAGCCTATTTTCCAAAGACTCGATCAGACCCCTCAATCCATCATCTTCCAATTTCCCGCAAAGGGCCTCAAAAGTCCCCCAATTCTTCTCAATCTTCTCAATATAATGCTCTGGATCAAACAAAAGCACCTCCATGTCTATTATAACACAAGACAGCCTAGTTTACACAAAATAGTTGGATTTTAGCCACAAACAATCTCTCCGCGTAGAAAAAATTCATTCTCAAATCCTGGAATAATCGATCCAACTTGACAAAGCTCATCTATACACTCCTGTTCTTCCTCAGGAACATCTACAAAAAGGGCATCGTGGAGGACATAGATCGGTTTCATCTTAAGCTGACGCGCTTTAATGTGATCAAGAATTGAAGCAAATCCCTGTAAAGCAACATCAACTCCAGTAGATTGAACATAATAGCTAACAAGAATGTGAGGTGAGCTTACATCCACCTTCACGGGTCTTCCGTAAAAGTTCATAATTAACTCTCTCTCGTGAAGCTCCCGAGTAAGCCTTCGAGCAAGACTATTGATTCCAAAGTAATCCTTAATTTTGGAAAGAACATCAGCTGCATCTAAATCTGAGCCTATCACACTTTGAAGTCTTCGTGCAGAGATTCCAAATAATGCACCCATCACAGCAGTTTTTAGGTGTGTTCGGCTAGCCTTGAGGCTTAGCTTATCTTGAATTTCGCTGTAGATATCCTTTGGAGCATTTCTACCAAGAATCGATAAGGCCACACGAGGCTCAAGAGAAACATAATCAAGTTGAACAATTTTTCCCTTGTTAAACCTTGAGGTGATCACATCCCGATAACCCCTCTTTAGAGTCAAGATCTGGGGACCAGAAATTACAGAAAGTCTACCCGTATTAGCCTGTTTGTATCTAGGCGGATTTAACAGCTCAGCTCCCTTTGGCGCCAAAAAGCTTCGCAAAGATGAGCTGGAATCTTGTTTAAGATAAGCGCCTAACTTTCCCTTATCAATCTGCGCTTGAGAAAGACCCAGAATGACTTCTCTAGATCTCTCAAAGACTCGCATGTAATTGGTATCATGAAAGACCTCAAGTAATCCAGAGAGATCACCTAGAAGGTCAGAAATACATCTCTGAAACTGCCCCCTGGGCATACATTTATGCCAAGGAATCGGACCTTTTGCGCCGAGATCCCGATAGATCTTCACGTGAGCTGGGCTGGGAAATTTCAAAGGATACCCTAAAAGCTCACAAGCTGCACCAAGATCTCGAGATTGATCCGTGCCTCCAAAAACCCATGCCGCTTCAGGGATCTTATCAAGCCAAGTAAATCCTTTTTGTTCATCATCTTGAATAAGATGAGAAGTTGCTCCTAAAACATCCTTGTGCACACAGATCTGCATATCTCAATCATAACTTATCAGATCGACATGTTCAGGTTTAAAAGTTCTATTCGTTTTCTACAG